AGATGAAAGCACTTTTCGCATAAGGAGAAAGAATGACCCAAGTAGCACTGGTAGAGTACAGCCGAGAAATTGGCCCTCGTATTCGTGAACTCGACAAGAAGAAGCAAATCATCAAGGATTTCAAGGAGACTGACGAGAAAGCAATCGAGCTGTCTGACGAAGTTAAAGCAGCACAAGAAAAGCTGAAAGCATACGTCGAAGAACAGAACAAAGATGTTCTGGATGAAATCAAAGGTCTGGAAGGGGAACTGAAAGAGGCTATGAAGGCTGCTGCACGTTCCACCAAGGACACTGAACGTCCGTTCACGGTTGGGGAGCTGAAGCCTTACTTCGTGGCTCGTAACAAGCCTGTTGAACAGGGCAAGCAAAAGCCTGTAGAGAAGGTTATCGTGAAAGGCGATACCTTTGAAGAACTGGAAACCATCGTAGGAAAGGAATAAACATGGCACTAACCACTCAACAAATCGAAGGCTATATTGCCCATTACGCTGCATATCGTGAGCTTCCTCGTGAAGTTATGGATGAACTGTTTGCTTCGGCTCTGACGGTGGCACTACTGTCCGAAGCTAAGGGTAATGTTCCTTCTGCTATCGAAGCTGCGCAAGCTAAGGTAGACGAGGAACCTAAACCTAAACGCACTCCGAAGTCTAAAGGGGAATAAAAAGGAGGGAGAAGCCATAAGCCTCTTCCCTCCAACACGCCTACCACAGCGTTCTTACACTTTCTTATCAGCCGGGATAGATTGAGCCAAAAGCTTACTCTTCTCGGCTGAGCCATTTGTAGACCCGTAGTAGTAACTAATCACTCCAGTCCAAGCCGTACCCAACGTACCCAACATAATGTAAAGTACATCTTTGCTATCTGCTGGAATCTTTCCGTACATCAACGCAGCAAGCACAGAGAAGAATCCCAAAGTAATTGCGTAAGCAAGTACCTTCGGAGTGTTGTCTTTTACTTCAATCTCTCGCTTACGCGCTGAGTCTCGGTCGGCATTACTAGTTTCCTGTTTCTTAACGCCCAGTTCTTCCATCCTTACGGCAAAGTCCTGATCCGCTTTCTTCAGGGCTAGCATCTGATCCGGCGTAGCACCGCTAATAGCCGCTACAAGCGCTTCAGCACGTTCGCTGGTACTTGCCCCTTCCTTGCCTCCGAAAACGCCTTCTAGGGCCGCTACAGCCCCTCCAGCAAGGGGGCCACCAAGAGCTGTAGCTAGAGCTGGAGCAACCTTTCTAAGGATGCCTCCTACTTCTTTCCAATCCATATCAATCTCCTTTAACCTTCACCCTGTTCAGGAACCAGCCGTAAAGGAAGGCTTCTTGTGAGGGCTTTGTTTTCGATAGCTCAATGTATCGGCTACCTTGCATTACATTCAACATACGCAACAGAACAGTTTCGCCATCTTTACCGCGTTTAGAAATGTAGGATGCGAGTGCATTCAATGTAGCTGGGCCAATGGCTTTATCTTCTGAGATATCCTTGTAGTCTGCCTGTTCACGATTCAACAGGTTCAGGCAGGTTTGAAGGATGCCACTAGCGAAGGACACGCCACAGTTGACTCCTGTGTCACAGAGTTCTTCTGCGATGTCAGGTGAGAGCATTGCTACTCTATCGAAGTGTGGCTCCAGCCAGTACATGTTCTTGTAAATCTGTCGTGCCGTATTCAAAGGCATGTCACGCATCGGGCCGAAGTAGCCATTAGCTCTCGCTACCCGGATGGTGATGCCATACTTAGTTTCCCCGCCAGCGTCGAGAGGGTTATTTGAATACACTCCTTCCGCTGCGATGATATTGTCAATTACTGTTTCGATACTCATAAAATTAATCTCCCTGAGCCTAAGCCCGAATTACTTTGCCTTGTCGCTACTCAATACTTCAACCATCAAACGAATGTGCGTAAGAATGTTCTGCTCCATTACACGCATCGATTCACCAAAGCGGTGAGCCAACTGTTCCAATTCCTTGTCGTGACGTTGTTCCAGTTTGTTAACCAGCTTTTCACTGCTGTCACGTACGTCATCGATTTCCAATCTAAGACTTGCAGAAATTTCTCGAAGTTGATCTACTTCTGCTTTCTTAGTTAGCTGTTCCGCTTGTTTCTCTGCTTCCTTTCGTACCATGTTCCAGATAATCCCAACCAGCGTAAAGATTACAGTGATAGCCCCTCCGAGTACTGCCAACCATTGTTCTACATTCATTACTTCCCTCTCTATTTAAAATCTTATGGCTTGATTGCGTAAAGCATCGTGCCTGTAATATGACTGTCAGCTCGGAAGCTGTCTCGTCCTGCGGCCTTGAGGGTTGCTGCTGCAAGCTCAAAACAGAACCAAGAATCGTCCTCTGTGTACTCCCTGTCTGGGCGAAGTGCCAATCCGAACGCTCCCTTGAAGTCGTATTTCTTTCCTACTTGACTTCTTGCGAACTTCAGTCCAGCTTCTGCATCTGGCACTTCATATTGAACAACCTCAGTAATAGTTGCTCCTTTCATAGCCTCAACTGCAAGTACACGACGTACGCCATGCGTCAATGAAGCTTCAATTACATACTCCCCATCTTGAATAAGGCAATGGGAAGCTGTAGCATTGTAGAAACGACTACGCGGAAGTGCCCAACGAATCAGCCACGACACAGGATTACGTTCTCGCTTCGTAAAAACAACTGTGATTGTCTTCATTTAAATCTCTTCGATGTCTACTGTTGCATTGTTACGATTGAAATACGGAGTGCCCATCACTGGAGTTGTATTCAGCTTTCCGTACAACTGGTGTAGCTGCTCCAATTTAGGGTCAGCATTATTTGGATACACGCTGATGAAGATTGGCCTAGCCATTCCATTGCCCCACAAGATGTCCCACATCTTTGCTCTATCCTGTTCGTCAAGAGATGGAAGTGAGAAAGTTTGTTTGCGATGACGTGTACCTCTATCTGTCATTTGATCGCCAGCATCATTGCGGTAATGCTTGCTTGTATCAACAACAGTTAGCGTTGCTCCTTGTTCTGCTCCAATCTTTGGCTCCCAATAAGCTCCGGCTACTAGCCTACTTACTTCGATGTAGCCTGCTGTGTTGCTAACGTCAACAAGATCAATTACAAGCTTCTTCACGTTGGCAGGATTAGAAATCCAAGCACGAGCATATGCACCACCTCCGTAGCTATAGGCATTTACGCCTAGGCTATCAGGCCCCCATCCGAACAACCCAAGAATACCGGTAGGACATGCGAAGATAGTCCCTGTGTCGAAGATTGGAGATGAATCCGCTGCATTCGTATATCCACGCACACGGATTGTTGCACCAGAGGTTAGATTACAAAATGGGAGGGCTACTCCTGAAATTGTTTCGCCCACTGTCCAAGTTGCTGTAATCGTTGCTGTAGTGCTTGTAGAGCGCCATACGGCGCTCTTAATATCTGTCAGCATATTGCTTGCTACCAAACTTCCCGCTGTTGAGGAAGTTGTCAGCGTAGCTCTATCCGCAGAATTGTCATAGATTACTCTGACATTTCCCATAATTACCTTTCTTATTTAACAGCTTCTAGTTCTGCAATACGCTTCAAGGCTGCATCCAACTTATCGCTAAGTTCTTGAACAGCACAACCAATACGAGGAACAAGCTTGCTGTAGTCAACACACTGATAATCTGGAACTTCTTCTCCTGATTTACCAATCTTCACAGCATCCTTCTCACCTTGCACTGCATCAGGAATTGGATTTTGAATCCCTGCCAGTTCGTGAGCAACAGTGCCTTCACCTACTCTGCCATCAGTCTCCCAAATCCAAGTTTGGAATTTGATCTGTTTCAGAGATTCAAGTGCTCCAATCATAGGCTTCAACGAAGTCTTCAAACGATAGTCCGAAGAGGTGTTATAAGCTGTAGTGCTACCATTTGAGCTAATATTTCCAGCGGTAACGATATTTGAACCGTTATCAGTATAGAACTGAATATTCGTTCCACTGCTTGAACTCTGTGAAAGGTCAAGCTGCGCACCTGAAGCACGCAAACGGATATTCCCAACAGGATTGAGAGACACACCGGCAACACGTGTGGTAATGTTGTCTTCGTTCTGCTGACCAATCAACAAGTACCCATTAAGGGTAACACGCATTTTTTCTGCTCCGTTTGTTCGGAATTGAAGTGGCAAGTAAGTACCTGTGCCGGTTCTGTCCGAAATCACATATGCAGTTGTTGCATCGACACCGCAACGCAAGAATCCAGCGTTATCTGGAGAATTGCTATTATATGCGGCGTACTGGGCCAAACCAGAAGAAGCATTAGGCAGTGCCCCTACAGAAGTCAAAGCACCGGCAGTAGAATCTTGGAACATCAAGAAACTGGAAGTGGCTCCCTGACTAAAATTACCTTGGATTCTAGGCGAAGTCGCTGCAATCCTAAATCTTTCTACTCCTGCGGTGTTAAATACAAGAGGCAAATTTGTACCTGTGCCAGTCGTACCTGTCGTAATGTAGGCAACAGTAGCATTTACTCCGATCTGAGCCATCGAACTGTTATTTGCGTCAGAAGAGTTATAGGTATTTAGCTGACCTACGTTACCAGTTCCTGCTGGAATAATCCCCAACACAGACGCACCATTTGCAGTTGAGCTTTGTAGCATAAAACGACTTGCATGCGTTGCATTACTTAGATCAGCCTGTAGCCTATTCTCTGAGGCAATCAACTTCATACGTTCGGCCCCCTGCATGTAAAACAGCATAGGCAAGCCAGCACTCGTTGACTGAAGCTGAAGACCCGCACCAGTATTAGATGCAATACTTCCTCGTGAGTTTCCAGAAGAATCTTTAAATGATACTACTGTACCTGCTGATCCAGTTGTTCCACTTCCGAGTGACAGGGTACGATATGCGGCACCGTTATCTTCAATTGCTGCACCAAGCAACGACGCATTGTAGGTAGTAGCGTCATATTTAGCCATCTCATTGCTGTTAACGACAAAAGTCATTGGCAATGCTGTACCTGTACCAGTTTTACCGCTATTAAGCGTGGTTACAGTATTGCTAATCGAAGCACTCAGGAAACCAGAGTTATCTGGATCGGCTCCATTCAATGCAACGAAACTAGAGTTTGTAGCTGTTCCATTCGGAATAGCATTTACGCTGGTCAATCCGTTTGTCGTAGAAGACTGGAACAACAAACGATTAGCGATAGTAGCGTTTGTGAAGTCTCCTCTGATACGTCGAGCAAGACCACTGAACGTAACGTTCTCTACAGTAGTTGTTCCAGTGAATGTAGGAGATGCCTTCTCACCTTGCACGAATGCGCAACTAGCTAGTTGAGTAGTGTTCGTTCCTGCTGCTGCGGTAGGTGCAGTTGGTGTTCCTGTTAGCGCTGGAGAAGCCAATGGAGCCTTCAAGGCCAGAGCATCAAATACAGCATTTTGCGAAGGAGCACGTCCTGTCACGCCATCCGTAATCGAGTCATCAATATCAGTATTTGCTAGGCCAATTGCCCAGTTGGTAGAGGTTTGACCCGGCGTGTCAACCAATGCACGGATGAACTGCCTAACTGCTACTGGTGTTCCACCAAGTGTCCCTGCTACACTAATCGTCCAAATGTCGTTCTTCTTTACAGCCCCAGATGCACCAGACCCGCCAGTTGTTGGGAATGTATTTCCAGAAGCATCGTAGTTACCACGATCATCCCACATGCTCACTACAAGACCATCTGCATAGCTATTAGCACTTGCCAATGTAGCGGCATCTGCTGCTGCTTGTGCTGTACTTACAGGCTTGTTGGCGTCACTGGTGTTATCGACGTTTGAAAGACCTACAGCAGCCTTATTAAGCGTCTGCCATGTTTTATCCCCACGCCAGTATTGGGCCGTAGTTCCTGCGGTGATAGCAGGTTCTTTAGTATTTACTGTAGCCAAAGAGGGCAATTCAATCCACGCTTGCCATGCTGACGCACTACGGCGACGGTAGTACAAATTATTAGAACCGTAAGGTTGATACATCTGGAATCCAGCCGTACCATATACTTTGTGCATCACCATACCCGGCAATGCTGAAACAGGGAATGTGCCAACAGTTGAGGCATTGACGTAGTAAAAACCAGCTACTGCTGTTGCATCGTCAATATCTGCTAGCAATGGAGAGGTACTTGTAATTCCCAAACCAACGTTTGCGAGTCCTGTACCAACTGCACCTGAAGCTGCCGCTGCTGATGCTGCTGCATCGTCTGCGCTTTGTTCTGCTGCTGCTGCACTTGCTGCTGCACTAGAAGCACTAGCTGTTGCTACATCGTCCATAATGTTTAGCTGTTCGATGTAGTCTTTTTGTCCATAATAGAAACGGGTAGACATAAAATTCTTTACCTTTCTTTGTAATTCTGTGCTATAATTTCAATAGCGATTATAGGTAGCATTATATCACTACCTCCCTAAAATGTCAAAAAGCCGCCCCGAAGGACGGCTAATTGTCAAGGCATTAATGCAATTTGTGTTGGAGCGTTGGGCCACGATGAACCTGTAGAACCAATCGTAATGCCGTTGACAGCTTCAAGCATAATCCTGTTCCCTGCGTTTGTATCACTCCTAATCGCTGTCCACAAAAGCTGACTCAGCGTACCCGGAGAGTCATTCAAAAATACGTACCCGTACGTATTAAATGTACTGTTTGCAAGCATCCAAGGATTAGTACCCATACTGTGACTAACGGCTGAAATAGTTGCTCTATTACCATCACTCACAGAAGGTAGGGCTGGAACAGTAACTACTTGCCTAACACGCGGAACTTCTCGGTTAGAATCAAAAATCAAGTTACCTGCTGCATCAAATACATTCAATCCAAAACCGGGACTACTTGGAGTAAGAGTACTTGCAATACCAAATACTTTATATTCAGTACTACCCGCTACAGGATTTGCAAAATTACCTGTACCCTCTTGCAAATCGTACGTCTGAAAAGTAACTGAGTTATTACTCAATGCCGAAATACGTACGAATCTGTTAGGCGTATTGAATCTTACAAATACCAGTGGTCTTACCGTTGTACTCGTAAAGCTAACAGCAGTTCCAGAAGAGGCTGTTCCTGATGCAAGCAAACTGTAATTAGGGGAGTTGCTATCAATAACAAGTGCTCCCGCGTCATTATAAACTTCTAGTCCTACTGCCATATTAAATCCTAAAAACGAATAAAGTCTTTGTTCCTGTTCCCGATCCGAACTGGGGCTTAATTACTACTTGATTTGTCCCTACAACAGGAAACCCTGTATCACATGTTGCGAAATGGGTTCCTGCCGCTGTTCCCGGTGTGCTTACAACTACGTCACTACTTGGATTAGCAGTGAATGTATAGGAGCCTACATATCTGAAAGTGTAGTCGTCCGTATCAAGAACAATGTTACCTGACGCATCCCATACTTGAAGTCCTGCTGCCATTACCAAATTCCCAAACGAACACGGAGCGTACCTGCACTGTCATACACGTTCACACCATTCTGATTAATAACCGTACGCTGTCCAGATGATCCAGACTGAATCGTACCCGAAGTAATTGTTCCAAGCGTTCCGTTAGGAGCATTCAATGTTCCAGAGAACGAACCACTTGTTGCTGTAATAGCTCCAGTGAATGAAGCATTACCGTTGACGATGCTGAAGCCCGGTGCATATACATTGCCACCAGCTTCCACTTGGAAGTACTTGTTATCGTTCGCATTACCAATCAACAATCCGCTTGATCCAAGATAGAATCCACTTTGTCCTGAAGCTGGCCAAGCGTATCCAGTGAATGATCCTCCCATCACAGCGCCACGAGCCGTTAGCTGGTTAATGTAGAGATTACCTGTACGCTGCAAATACCAGCCAGTTGCACCTACACCAGTCCCACCACTCCAGTTGGTAGAGAACAAATCTCCACCGAATTGCGTATTACCAATCGCTCCTGCTTGAACCCAATTGCCTACGTTGGTCGTCGTAATCTGCGTAGATGCACTACTCTGAATCAGAATGTTACCGCCAGAATCACGAACGGTAAGTGCCTTCATCGTTGCGTTACCGTTATTATCTACAGTGAAGTTACCGTTCGCACTGCTGATCGTTCCCGATACATTCAATGTACCAGTGTCCGTAGCAATCGCAGACAAGTTACCGACACGCAAAGCACTCAGGTAAGGCAAGCCCCACACTGTCTGATTCGATACAGAGTTCCAAATACCGTTACTCTGGAACACAGATTGTCCAGCAGCCGCAGTTGGTGGAGTAGATTGCCAAGCTCGTGTACTTCCCCAGTCGCCATTCGCAGGAAGTGCTGTACCACTCTTCGTAATCGAAGCTGGTGTGCTGTTCAACGAGTTACCATCAACCAGTACATAAGCGATGGCAGCGTTATTACCGTTCGTAGCCACATACCCAATACCTGTGCGTGTAGCAGTAGTCCAGTCAATCGATGTAGTTGCTGCACCTGTCGAATCCACCAGAGCCACAGTTGCTTCGTAAAGCGTGTAGCCAAGTGCTGGAGCATCCGTCTTACTTGCTGTCCAGCCTGTTGCAGGAGGATTATCGTATGTTCCAGAACTCCAAGTCCAAGTCGCTGTACCTGTCGTTGTTGGTGCAGGGCCAGTAGACCACTGGTAGGCCCTCGCAATGGCCTGTTTAGCGCCTGCTACGCCGTTTTGAGAGATGGCAGCTACCGTGGCACCAGCAGAGTACGTTACGGTCGTTGTAGGCGTTCCTGCTGGTGCTGTGATAGGCTTCGTAGCTGTCCACAGCTTAATCCCCGATGTACCCGGATTGGTTGGCACTGTAATGAACCATCCATCGCTTCCAAGGTAGGATGTATTAGCCGCACTCGCCCATGTAAAGGTTGATGATCCTGATGGCAAGCTTGGCTCTACAGTGCTCCACTTATAAAGAGTGGCCACAGCGAACATATCACCGTCAGCGCCAGTTTCACCAGCTACACCATCCTCTACCTTAGCAATTTGGATCGATGCGTTATATGTCTGTCCCAAGAAGTTCACCGAAGCTGACACAGTGACATTATCCACTGGCATATCAGTAAAGTTCAGGGTACGAGTGTTACCTGTTCCTGTCAGCGTACCAGCAGAAATACTCCATGAGGCTTCAATCCCTGTCATGTTCACAGGGTTAGCTGTGATGGTAATGACAGAAGGAGTTGGCGTACCACTCGTTGAGACGTGGAACACTGGCGTCGATGGAGTCAGCGTCAAGTACTTCCCTGCTGTAGGGTCAACGTCACGAACTGACGCTGCTTGCAGGATATTATCCCTGTCGTTTTGAATAGTCGCCATTGCTTTCCTTTATACGAGCACTCCAACTGTGACACGACCTGTCAACCAGTTCGGAGCAAGTGATACTACGATCCCTGTCTTACCATTCTGAAGACCGAAGCGTTTATTTGTAATTGTTGCTGCCATTCCCAGTTCAAGCGATGCAAGCAAGTCAGCAGTGCCTTCAAATGTGAACACAGTACGTGGCACACTCCAGATATCAAGACGACGCTGAGCTTCAGGCTGAGCATCCGTACGCTTACACAACAGCGTATCGATTTGTGGAGGTGCAGAATTCAGTTTGTAGTCAGCTTGCACAGATGTTGAAGCTGCTGTAGCAGTGAGCCATTCCATTGCGAACAATGTCTTGTGTGCTTCTGGAATCGAAGTAAGCAAACCTTCCTGCACAGTGTAGTTCTTATTGAATCCCAACATCACCGCACCCTTTACGAAAGGACGGCTGCTGATTTTCAACGAGCGCTCTACCATCTGCTCTGGGCCGATAGCCACTGGCGTACCTGTACCCGGAATTTGAATCTGGATCAAACGAAGCTTCCCTAGGCGAGACATCACTAGTTGTGCATCAACGCTTGCAGCAAGTTGCTGGCAAAGATCAAGCACGTTTGTTCGTCCATCTGCGTACACACCAACAGGTTGCGGATGTGCTGTATCAAATGCCGAGAAATTAGCTGCATCGATGTCTGACGAATCAAATCTGTCAGACGCCTTGCCATAACCTGTCACGATGCGTTCAACGAGAGAGGCGATTGTGTTTCTATATGTTCCACCGAACTTGTCTCCCTGAATGGAAGCCGTAATGGCTCCAGCAGATGGACGGTTCAATGTGAATTTTCCAGTTCCTAGTGTGGCAGTAATACCTACAGGCTTACCGTTATCTCGTACTTCAATCACACGTTCAATTGCGCTATCATGCACCTGATATTCAAGCGTTACAGCGTTTGTCAGTTGTGGAGTTACGTTGTGTACTTCGCCAAACGACAGACTCACTACGTCATCGTTATTTGCGTCACTACCACCAATCTTTGTATCAGTAACCGGAGTGTTTAGTCGTTGCAGTTTGTCACGCAACGTCAAGTTCAATACATCACGGCTCTTGCTGCCAATCGTAGCAACGATACCGTTGAAAATCATTTGGAAATCTGCTCTCGCCCAACGAGGATCACCGATCCAAGCTTTGATTGAGTGATTGTCCCAGATGTCATCTAGCCATGCATCGCGTTCACCGTTGTAGTTGGCGATTTCGATGTCACCAGCGTTAAAGCTTCCTTGCCCTTCAAGGTCAAGTTGTTCAGTAAATTGTAGTCCTGTCGTAACAACAGGAAGATAGAATTGGTTAGCTGGGCTGTCAGTTGGCGATGTCACGTAAGGTTTCGTAGACAAATACCGGGTCGTTTCCAACCCGGCAGTCTTCACGCCTACTTCAATCAGCACGATCCTGACAGCAGCCGGGTCTTTCAACCAAGCTGCGTAGTCAATCATCAGGAATTACCTTTCATAGTCTAGTAGTTTGCCGGTTTTGTCTGCCCACACCGTACCTGTTGTAGAGGTTACTACGGCATCAGCAATCTTATCGGCACCAGCAGTTTGAGAGTTGTACACAACAGCCATCAGGTCTTCCATCTGCTTAGCATGTGCAGCGTTGGCTTCCGCCAGCTCTGTACGTAGCTTAGTGATTTCAGCTTCCAATGCAGCGGTATCAACGTTCACTGTAGCGTTCGGTGCAGTTGGAGCTGCTACGCCCGTTGCCAGTGTGTTTTGAATACCTTGTGCAGTAGTGTTCAACGCGTTCAACAAGGTCACTTGATCCTGCAATGCTTTCAACTGCGCTTCCGCGTTGGTCAGTTGCGTTTCAGTTGCAGAACTCAGTTTGGCAATGTCTGCCATAACCGTGTTGTAAGTATCTGTGTAGCCTTGTGAGCTAGCGTTGATTACGCGAGATGCGTCAAGGAATGCCTGAGCAATACCTGTGAAGTCATCTTTTGCTTTCTGGTCGCCAGCCAATGCCTTAGCTACTGTGTCGTCGTATTGACGCTTAGCTTCCAGATACTTTTCGGTAGGTGTTAGGATGGATGATCCACCAAGAGCCAACGAGTTCTTGAAGTCTTTCAACGTGTCCAAGAATTGCTTCAAGGCTTCGATTGTAGACTTCACAGTGTTTGTCTGGGTTTCTCGTGCATCTTCCGCTGCGTCTGTAGCTTTGGCATAAGCATCAGCCAGAGCCAACAGTTGTCCGGTAAGTTTAGCGTTTTCAGCCGTACCCATTCCGGTTTGCTCAATAAGAGCACGCAGTGCTGCTTTATTAGCTGGAAGTGCAAGTCCGAGTTTGTTGAACTCGTCAGTTACAGATTTCAGCATTATAGCAGACTTTTCCTGTTCTGTAAAGTATTTGTCTTGGTAAGTAGACAGTGCGCTACTTAGCTTCGTAATACCTCCAGCACCCTTCACCGCATTGATGTCCAACTTGTTCCCTTGCAATCCAAGCAGGTTCATCTGCTTACGGATATCTACCAACTGCTGGTAGGTCTTTACAAGGTCATCCAACGTCCCGCCCAAGCCCTTCAGCATTTCGTTAATGCCACTGTTTCCTTCTGCCATAGCGATAGTCTGCTTAGCGATTTCAACAGCCACATCTCCTTGCTTGTACAGCACTTGAGTGTAGTCGATGGCTTTAAGTCCAAGCTGCTCCATTGCTAGTCCAGCTTGTTCCTGTGCCGAAGCAACACGGATAACCGTTTGTGCGTATCCTTCTCCAACCTGACGGAAGGCATCCATTTGTGGGAAAGCTGCCATAGCAATTTCATCCATTGCTTTGCTCATCACAGCGTTAATAGCTGCCGTGATTTCTTCACCCTTCAGACCCTTCAACGATACGTTGGTAGTTGACAGCACCAAGTTGTTGATTGATTTCTCAACGTCCGATGCGTTCTTTCCAAGCCCTGTAGCCGCTAGCTTCAGCGTGTCTTCAAGGTTAGAGAACACCAAGGCAAATTGAGACGACAATTCGTTGTTCAGTCCTTGTGTCACCACTTGGTTAGAAGTGCTCTTCGACAGACCGAAGTACTTCTTCTTCGTTGTGTTAACCGAAGCGTACTGGTTGAATCCAGCACCACCTTGCAGATCGCTTACACGTCCTCCGAACTGCAAACCGGAGTCGATGATTTCCTGCTTAGTGCTTCCCCACAGCGAACTTACCTTGCTCATGATTCCACCGATGATTCCGCCAACTACAGGAATCGCTTCACCAAGAGCTTTTGTGATGCCTACAGACACACCTAGCAAACCTGTTTCACCAGAAGACAACTTACCTGTCTTGATTCCCATGTTCGTACCTTCGGTGATACCTTCAGTACGGATAACAAGGTTAGTCAATCCAGTCATCGACGCTTCGATGTTACGCAGAGATGCAAGCATACCTTCAGTCAATGGCAGCATCACGTCGGAGTTCGACTTCAGCAAGTCCAGAGACTTAGTAATGCTTTCAGACTTCTTAGTGCTGTCACCAAATACGGTTCCAGTTCCTTGAGTCTTCTGAGCTTCAGCAGCACCTACGCCACCACCTGTACCACCTTTGTGACCAAGCGATGCCAGAACAACACCCATCGCAGCAACACCAGCAAAACCAGCCCAGCCAGATTGTGCGAAGAACTGTGCGGCACCAGCAATGATCGAAGCAGTAGTTTGGATAGCTGTACGAGCCATCTGCGCAATGTGGAACGCTTGCGAGATAGTGTTCAGAATCTTGTAACCCTTCGATTGTTTGTCGAAGAATCCAGATGCTGCACCAGCCATATCACCATATTGCTTCATACGGTCTTCAAACGAATCGTTTTCTGAGTAACGGATTTCGTTCACAGCTTCGTTCACTTTACCAAGAGCTTCACCATACTTGCCGAATGCTCCTGTCAAAGATGACGTGATTGTCTCTCCTACTTCAATCCACATCGTCTTCTGTTTGTCAGCCATCGAAGCCAACTCTTTGTTAGCATCGTTCAAAGCCTTAACAGCTTCAGGCTTACCACCCTTAGCATCAACAGCCAGCTTGTCACGTTGTACCAAAGCTTTTTTCAAAGCCGCTTCGTACTTCTTCGTAGACTCTGTAGCAGCATCCATCAAACTAGATGCGCTTGCACCGTAGGCTTCAGACTTCATGCCCTTCAACGATCCCTGCACTTCAGACAGCGCAGCGTTGAATGCAATAGTGTCTTCCTTCAGTTGAGCCGATCCTTCAGCAGCTACACGCACTTCATCAAGTTTCGCACGCATCTCTTCCCAGATTCCACCAGAGCGTGCAGCTTCAGCAGCGATTTGGTCAAACACTACTTTGCTTTCTTGGCTCCAGCGTTCTTTAGCTGCTTCTACGTATTTGCCTTCGTCTTCAAGAGCCTTCACCTTCAGTGCAGTCAGTTGAGCCTGAGCTTCACGTTCAGCTTGAACGCGTGCTTGTGTATGCATTCTGTCAGCTTGTGCTAGCTCTTCTGATGCACGGTCAGATTGTCCTTCGAAACGTGTTGCATCTGCCGACTTACCTTTGCTATTAGCGAATGCCATAGCTTCAGCAGCTTTCTTAGCAACTTTGTCGTACGTGTCGATTTCTTTCTGAGCTACGGAATCAATCAGTTCAAGTTTGCCGATTTCTCCAGAACGGAAGCGTCCATTTTGCAGCTCACGGAAGTTTGCCAGTTCTTGGTATGCAGACTTGATCGAGTTTTGATACTCTTGAAGGTCAGAGGCATACTTGTCGTTTTCTCCTGCTTTATCTCCCTTTACTGGAAGCATCCCAGTCCCAGTAGACAGAACAGTCTTCTTAGCATCTGCGTCAGCCAGCACTGCATTCTGCTTACGAAGCTCGATAAGCTTTTCTGTTGCACGACGTGTCACGTTCACTTGGTTAGCGTGCTGATCCATTGCACGGGTATATTCTTGTTCCTGCTTGATGAAAGACTCAATCTTAGAAGAAACCATACCTGTCCAAGTTCCTTGTTTCACAAGGCCAAGAACCAACTTCTCGTGAACGCTCAAAGCTTTTTCATCAGCTTCCATCTTAGCCTTCATTGCATCAAGGCCACGCTGTGAATTACGAATCGCTTGATCGGCAGCATCCTTGTCGGCCTGCATCTGCTCTTCACGATCCATATCCGCTTGAGTTTTTCCAGCCTTACGCATTGCTAGGATACGTTGCTCTTTTTCAGCAGCCTTAACAATACCATCGTTGTATTCGTTAAGGTTTGCAGCGGCAGCTTGGTTGTTCAGTGCATCATCTTGCGCACGCTTGTACAGATACCATGCGGTAGTCAGTGCAGCGATTGTGATACCAATAGGGCCAAGTGCGGCACTCAGTCCAAGGGCTGCAACACGTGCCATAGTCAAACCTGTGGCAATAGATTGAAGCGCTGGATAAATTGCAGCCAAACGCATAGCACCCCACCAAGCAGCAGCCAAAGTAGCTAGAGCACTAGCATTCTCAACTACGAACTTAGTGATGTTTGCGATAGCTGTAGCAACAGCAACCAGTGCAGCTTTAAACTCTGGCGAAGCAAATGCAGCCTTCAGAGAACGAGCTACTTGTCCAATCTGTGGAGAGATTTCCTTGAACACTTCAGTGAACGTCGATTGAAGCGTGTTACCTACAGATTTCAATTGATTGCTTGTGGTTTGAGCCATCGCAATAGCAGCCAGCGTCGAGAACGCAGCAGCTTTGTCAATCTTGTCTGCCATCTCTTCAAGCTTGCTGTTGTACTTGTTTCCAAGTGCATCAAATTCATCAGAAGCAGTGTTTAGAAGTTTGCTCAACACAGCAAATTCACGAACACCCTGTTGACTGAACATCTTAACTTCAGCCAGTTTTTTCTGTGTTTGATTTAGGCGGTTGAATCCTTCATCCAGAGTCTTTACGACATCCAGAAGTGGTCGGAACTTACCTGTGTTTTCATCACGGAAGCTGGCGATAGTTAGTCCCATTGCCCTAAGCGTTCCAGTGACCTTTTCAGTCGATGCAGACAAGTCCTTGTAGAAGTTCTTCAAGGCTGTACCAGCGGAAGTACCTTGGATACCCAAGTTAGCAACAGCAGCAAGACCAAGCGCAATATCTTGTAGCGATGCACCGTACACTTCACCAACAGCAGCCGCCGATTTGAAAGCATTGGAAATGCTATCAACACTCGACATAGACACAGCAGCAGTTTTAGCAATAACGTCACCAACGTGATCGAAGTCACGTGCTGTGTATCCAAGCGCAGTACTTACCTGCACAAGAGTTTCAGCAGACTTCTCTACGCTTACGCCACCAGCTACGGACAGGTTCAGAGCTGCCTGAACACCGCTCATTGCCTGCTTAGCATTCAGACCTGCCAAGGTAAGAACTTGCAATGCTTCAGCAACTTCTTTAGGCCCTTGAGTCCCTTTGCCAAGTTCGGTAACAGCTACAGCCATCTTATCGATTTCTGCTGTAGAAGCTTCACCCAACACACGGATGCTTTCCAGTGTGTGTTCAACATCTTTTCCTGTCGTTACAATGCCCTTCAGAGACGCACCAAGAGCAATACCTACACCCATACCAGCAAGGTTGCCGTAAGTGACCCAAAGCATTCCTAGTGAGCCTGACAGGCCACGAGCAAGAGCGTGGGCTTCACGCATAACCTCGTTATTCGTACGAGTGGAAGCTGTAGCACGAGTCTGGGACGCAGTTAGACGCTCCATAACAGCCGTCAAAGCTGTGATAGAGGAAACAAGCGCAGCAGCGTTAGCTACTCCACCTGTCAATGTTCCATTTACTCCGACAACTGCCGTACCGAGCTTCTTTACAGCTACCTCGGCCTTATCGGAAGCTGTAGCCAGTCTATCCAACTGATTTGCAGCAGTTTGAATACCCTGACTTTTTACTTCTACGATAAGCTGGCTAATATCTTGTGTTGCCATACTCTTCCCTTATAAAATTAATCTCTCTTTTGCGCTTTCATCATTGCTCCGAAAACGTCATCTACTTTTTCAGTGACCATTTCACGAACAACTTCATCCCTCTCAACGTCCCTTTCAACAGGTTTAACGTAAGGAGGCTTTGCATCTTTCTTTGAAGACTCGCTATATTGTCCTGCGTATGCTCTACTCAGGGAATAGATAGCCCTGTATTCTTTTGGACTTAGGATGCCTACGTAATCATTGCATCTCGCCCAAGATTCAATTTCCGTCCATGTCAACCCGACCAAGCCCATACCGTTTGATCCAACAGTACCGGCAGAATGCAAAAGAGCCACGAGATACCCCGCTGCTTCCGATAGTTCGGGCATTGGAATTTCTCGCAGCTCTTGAATAGATGCCGTTGGCGTGTCGGGGATTTTGCCGTCTAAGGCTTCCCCGGAGTCGTCCAGCGAACTAACTACATCGCCTGTAGCAATTCGCCTTATTTGCTCCGCACGGCTAAGCTTTTGTCCTTCTGGCGTAGCGTTGTAATACGCTTCCTGTCTTACGTAAAGCTCAGCCTCTTCGACTATTACTTGAAAGACTCGACGTTGCCCAGAGTTTCGTCAATCTGAGTCTTGATGAAGCCCAGTTTGTCATCAGACAGCAAAGCACGGAACTGTGCGTCGGACTTGACAGGCTCACCGTCATACATCAGGTTTTCCGAATCCAGACAGATTGCTACCAGCAGTTCAACACCTTCTGCACGGCTTTCTTCAGCGGTTTTCTTTTTGTTGCCACGCTTGATGTCACGGTTAATCATGGCATTCACAGCAAGGCGGTACTCCCGAGAACCTTGGGATGCAACGGTAATCGTAACTGGCTTTTTACCTTCTGCATCAGCGAACAGAGGTTCCTGCGTGAATGGGTTAATCAGTTGGATAACGGTAGAGTCTTTAATTGCTAGCGATTTTACGTCAAACATGTTATATTCCTTATGTGTGGTAGGTTGCGGCACTTATTGCCTATTATTTCTACTTTCAGGCATTCCTGCCTTTGTACCACCGATTGTACACTACTTACCACGTTTTGTCAAATTTTGGTAGCGTTACTTACGAAGGTATGCTAGAAATGAAAAGAGCCACCCCGAAGGGCAGCTCTCTTTGACATTAGGCTGTCAGGTTGGTCGAAACGATGTCGTTATCGATTTCAAGGTCTGTAGAAGCACCCATGATCTGGTCAACGCTACCAACTTCAAGCATCCATCCCATTACCTGTCCAGTGAAGTAGTAGATACTTCCGCTCTGCGTCACAACCTTGAAGGCGTACGAAGCGTCAGACTCAGAAGCTGCTTGCATCTTGATCTGTCCAGCGTCAGTTACCGAAGCACCCAGTTTCAGTGCCAGAGTACCGTTGTTGTACGAACCCTTACGCTTAATGGTCTTACGATCACCCAGCGGGTTGAACGTTACAAGGTTGTACTTCTTACCGAAGCTTCCTAGGTCAGTAACTTCTGCGACTTCGACGTAAGTTCCAGTTGCAAACGTTGCTGCGTCATATGTTACATCCAACGCGCTGATAGGGTCAGACACATAGAACTTTGTACCAGCACTGGTACGTACTTTAGATACGGCCATTTGTATGTTCCTTTGTTAAAATTAGTTAGTCAGAAGGATACCGATCATTGCGGTTCCGCCTGTTACGGTCACAGTGCCGTTACCTGCTAGATATGCTGCGTGAGCATCCAGATTTACCAGCTTGCTTTGTCCTGCGTTAACCAGAACAGAAAGTCCAGCACTCAGGTCAACTGTGGTTCCACCAGCACCTTGAATTGGATATGCAGCCGAAGGAGCCGATCCTTTAATTACAGCGGTCAGTGCGCCAGCAGTGTTGTTGTGAAGCTCAAGGCATTGACTCTTGTTTGCGGTGTACACAAACGTATCAGATGCGGTCAGAGTGTTACGGTTAGCGGTAGTAAGTGCTCCGCGAACTGTTGGAGTAAGTGCTGCCATTTATTTTTCCTTTAAAGAAGGTTGTTTAGTTACGTTTCGACGCGGTAGTTGCCCCGAACAGGTACACAAACGTACCCATCGATAATGTCACTACCAGACCAACTCAGGGGAGCTTCAATACTCACCGTCCCTGTCTTTGGTAGTACGGGGAACAGGGCTACCATGTTGTTGCACAAGGCTTCAACTTCCCCCATTCCTTTATTTGTCGGTGCATAGCAGTTGATCTGGAAAATTCCGTATGAACGAATACCGTCTGCTGCTACGTTCCGATTAAGTCTCGTTTCTCCCAGAAGGAACACTTCTAGGTATGGGCCAGAGGTAGGCTTCGTAAAACTCACGTTCTCAAAACTCACCGGAATAGGTGGAACCTGCGCTTTAGCCCATGTGTTAATTCGTGATTCGATTTCTGAGCGTACACTCATCATGGCCTCTTATATTTCGGTACTACTTTGATGAAGGCTTTCGCAATCATTGCGTATGGGCCAACACGCCCAGTCCATTGAGGATAAGGCCATCCAGCATACTCAGCTCGGAAACCATAAGGCGTTGAGTTAGTCAGGCTGACAATTCCATCCTTCCCTAGGAAGCTCGTATTGAGCTTTAGAGACGAGATTCGTGTTAGGCTAGCCATACCTACATTCGACGCTGAGTTTTCGCTGTAGGTCGTGTTATAGACCTTCCCATAGCCGATGTACCAGTTGTTGATTAAAACGCCTTTGTCTACTGGAGTGCCTTTTACAATCTCTTCGTAGAGTTCGATGGCAATCTCATTGACCTTTGTGTTGACTTCTGCCTTTGCCTTCTTTTCAAAGGCTCGGATAGAGTCTGCGAAGCCCATTAAACCCTCGCGTACACTTCGTAGCAGTACGACTTAGAACCAGAAGGGTTGTAATCCTTCAGAGTCAACACAGTCCATTTTCTACCTTCAAACAGAATCGCATCTACGCCGGGGCGTGGTGGCGGAACTCCCGCATCTGCTTGAATGAAGAACTGCTTGTCACCTGTCTGAATCAATCCGCCTGTCTGGGTCATAAGCCCGTTAGTCTTCTGGATGTAATCCTGTGCAACCATCTTGATTGGCAACTGCGTTTCACCGGGAATCGTAGTAGACGTTTCAGGATCGTATGTATCCTCTCCTGTCTTGACCACCATCGTTGCAGTTCCACCAAACTGACGGATGATGTTCATCACTGTTCGTGTTAGTGGATCAATCATAATTACACCCAATTAGGTAGATTGCTGTAGCATGTGTTGCCGGGAGCAATCATTGCGGTCATGTGCATATCCTGCGACTGCGTTGTTGATACGTAGTTCGCATTCCAGTCTTTCTGGAACTGAACCAACGGAAGCTCTACAATCTCTCCGCACTCATTCTTAATCTGCGCAACATAAGGCATTGGCAAGATTTCCATGAAGTTTGGATTAAGAATCGTAGCCTTAACAAAGGCCAGATAGTTACGGAACCATTCGGCTCCGAACACTTCAATCTGAGAAAGCTTCTGGTGAGTCTGTCCCGTTAGCATCGCTAGAATATAACCAGCAACTAGCACACTTGCTTTTGGAACGCTTTGATTACTGTCATCTAGTGCTGATTGATATACTTCATCAGGCATCAGAGGCAAATCAGAATAATCACCTACACGCAGGCGCATCTTTCCGATTGGTGTTGTTGGATCAAGAATCGCCATTGTTTATCCTTTCATGTTATTTATGAACTCTGTTCCGGGTAACACTAACGTCCGACACACCAGAATTCATAAATAACAGAACCCCGAAGGGTTCTGCTTTCAAGCATTAGTTGCTTGAGGTTGCTTTCACAACGGTCAGCGGTTTAAGCAGAGCGTTGATGAAGTTCGATTCGCTTTCGTAGTTGTAAGCAGTTCCGTTAGGAGCCATGCTTTCGAACACGTAAAGCTGTTCACCGATGGTGTTCACCAGACCGAAGCGGTTAGCTGGCGAGAAGTACGTCTTGAAGTAGTCCGTACCAGTTGGCAGGAAGTAAGCATCTGCCGCTGGGATCAGGGTAGTACCTGCAAGGTTGTCACGCATTTCAATGAACGTTACGCCCATGAATTCGAACGTACGACGCATACCAACTGCGCTACCATCGCTAGACAGACGACGACGCAGAGGTTCCTGAGTCGAAGTGTAGTATTGGTAGGCTTGCTTGATGTTCGCGTGGGTAATCAGCTTCTGGAAGAAGGTAGTACCGCACAGAGCAATCACGCCAGTGTAGTTAATAGCACCGCTGTTGTCCTGAATCTTAGCCAGAACTTGTTCGATCATCGAACTGATTTCAGTAGTCGAAGTACCCAGCAAGAAGTCAACTGCGGCAGGACGAGCTGCACCAGTCATTTCCTGATACCAGTCTTGCGATACGGTTCCGTTAGGAGCGTACACAGTACCTTGGGTAATCGCTTGAGCACGAGCCACTTCCAGAGTCCAAGCGTGGTTCTGACGAATACGAGCCAGCTTACGAGCACGTACTAGGTCAAGAGTTTCCACTTCGTTAGCTTTGCCGTAGGCACGCTTACCTTGGATGTCTTGTGGATAGATGGCATCTTCCATTGGGAAGTGTGGCACAGCAAAGGTGTGCAGCTTGCGCTGTGCATCTTTACCGACGTTAGAACGATCACCGCGAACACGGTCAACGATCAACGCACCATCTTTGATGATTTCTTCGAACACAACCACGTGTTCTGCAACGCCTTCTTCTTGGAAGATACCAAGCTGGCCAATCAGACCCCATTGGTTAGGGACTGTATTAACCTCACCAGTCCAGTCTTGTACTTCGAAGTTGTTGCCAAAAGAACGTACGATAGGCATTTAATATTCCTTTACTTGTTAATTAGTTGGCGCTTTCGGCAAGGATGCCCAGAGCTTTCAGAGAGTCATATACAGCTTGAATCTTTGCTCCGGTGTTGTAAGTAGCGTCCAGTTTCAGACCTTCCTTAGCAACGATTGCCTTACCACGAGCCAGAGTCAGGACTTTAGTATCAGTAGTAGCAGGCACCGTGAAAGTGGTTACTACGCCTGAGCTGTCACCGATCACGATTGCGGCAGCTACGTTAGAGCCATCCACAGCGGTTTCAACTGCGATTTTGTATTTACCTGTGGCGGTTACTTTTCCAAGTACAGTGCCTAGGGCGTAAGATTTTTGAGCTGCTTCATTGACAGTCACAAGCTCATTGTGAGTGCTTGGCTTTTGAACGTCTTCAATGTATTTAACAACACTGCTGTAACGGTCAAATTGGCCTTCAGTTGCGATAACTGGCATATCTATTTCCTTTGGTTAGTTGATTTCTTTTTTAACGATTGCTTGCAGGTAGTCAGCGGTTTTCCCACCATATACTTCCTGAGCAAGTTTGGTTTGGTCAGTTGCACCTTCCGCACCCACCTCTTTGAATGCTGGAGATTCAGCTTCAGTCTTTGCTTTAAAAGACATCGCAGAAAGAACAGCATCAAATGCAGCATCGTCCATCGCAGCAGTAGCGGCCATCAGACTTGCAGCTTGTTCAGTACCTACCACTTCAACCAGAGCTGCATTACGTGCAGCAGCTTTAGCTTCAGCAGCAGCCTTTTCTTGAGCGGCTTTAAACTCAGTAGCAGCTTCAACCAGAGCTGACAGTTCAGCAATCTTGGCGTCTTTTTCTGCTAGCAGTTCGGTAAGAGAAGTAACAGCACCTTGCAGGGCAGCTACATCCACTTCAGCGTGGGCGACAGCGCCTTCAGCTACATTAGTTGTCATTTCTACTTCCTCTTGTTTTTGTTCTGCCTGAACTGGCGCACCGGCCAGAGCAAGCACTCGTTTTAGCGTATCTTTCAAGATCACTCCTTATTCCTATTAATCAGGTATTCAGCAAACGCTTCATTCGTCATAATCGAATTGATTAGGCCGAGTTCCATAGCCTTATTAGCACGGAACATCGAAGCTTCTGTGGCCTTGATTTCTTCCACAGACAGGCCGGTATATTTTGAGACGTGAGCAACGAATTCTCCGTACAGCTCATTTACTTGCTCTTGAAGAGACTCAATAAACTCATCTCGGAAATCTCCGTTTGCATCGAACGGAATCTTATTTGCACCAGCGGTTACGAATGTTCGTGTCAGGCCAGCTTTCTCAAGCGCTTTGCTGTTGTTCATCAGTGCAATCAAAACACCGATGCTCCCAACTTGACCTTGTGGATGGCATACCACTTCGTCTGACATTACGCACAAAGCATAAGCAGCAGAAGCAGCACAATCTTGAACGTACGAAATCAAATAAACTTCGTTTTCATCTGCCATCTGTCGAATTGCATCTGCTGTCTGGAAGCAATTGAATGCCTCACCACCACCAGAGCTAATATCGAACACGACTGTTTTGCAACCAGCTTCAATCAGTTCCGACATCTGAGATGTCAGTCCAGCATAACTAGTACCAGTTGCACCACATAGCGACTCGACAGGCTTGTTAGTCAAGCTGCCGTGAATATTAATCAAACCGATCTTTCCAACCTGTGCAGATTTATCTAGATCGGCAGACACAGTTTCTACCTGAGCCAACATCCCAGCATTGCGAAGCTCCAGATATGATGTAATCGCACTGAAGGCTTCCGCAGAAATGAGATGCGGCTTGTTATATAGGTCGGATGTCAACCTACGAACAGGCCGTTGCATTGTCATTGTTATTTCCTTTATCCTGAGTTGTCAGCGTTACGGGCCGATTTATCTTGCTTGCTTGACTTGCCCCCGATATCGGACGTACCTTCTCCAGATTTACCAACTTCCATTCCGTCTCCAGATCGGCTACCAGCACCAGTTAGGTTTTCCTTATCTACAGGATCGTCATCGCCCTTTGGAGCAACCCCCATAACATCACGAATCTTGTTCAGCACCGGACGGTCAATTTCAACCAATCCAACAGAAGCTACACGCTGTACAAGCTTAGAGAATGCTTCGCTATCAACATCAGCAATGTCACCGTATTCGAACGTAGGCAAACGCTCTTGGCTCCAGCCATTGAGCGCATAAAGCTGCGCAATCAAATCGCTATTAAGCACATCACGAATCTCGTTCAGGCGGTGTTCCATCGCCATTGCGCAAAGGTTTGTCTTTGTATCCTTAATCGAGAACGATCCAGATTCAGTCTGTCCGTTTTTCAACACGTCAGCCGACAAAGCTGTTAGAATGTCGTTCTGTAGTTGCTCGATAATCTTAGGGATATCGAATTTGTTTGTTCCTTTAGCTTCCATCAAGTCGAATTCGAACACTTTGTTATTGTTCTCATCAAACACTTGAGGCATAACTAGGGAGCGTTGCTTACCATCTGCGATGGCTTGGGCTGCGTCTAGGTACGCTTTGTAGACAGCTTTCTCCGCATCACTGGCATCTGCTGCCATGTATTTTGGAGGGATGTAAATCACCGGAACAGAGGCAATATCTTTCGATACGCCAAGCATCAGTTGATCTTTAAGCAGTGTTAGCTGCTTATATGGTAGGTAGACAGACTTCAGTACAGACTTCCCTTCTGGGTTGCCTTTTACGCTGTCAGCAGAGAACAGAAGGAACTTGTCACGGTTAATCGTAATTAGTCCGTTATAGTCAGCCAGATTTTGGAATCGAGCCGAGTTTTCCATGTTCTTAATGCTCTGGCCTACGCTCAGCAATTCACGTCCGTCTTCAGAGAAATTCCAATGACGAATAGTGTCTTGAGGGCGTGGAGCGATTTTACGCAGTCCTACCAAACCATCGTTGTATTTGCTTCCGTTACGCGTCAATCGACGGCGGAATACTTTTTCTTGAATGGAGAAACCATACTCTAGGTATGTAACTGTCTCTGCCATGAATTGTGCCCATGTGCCTTCCATGTCCATCATGCATGATTCCACGAATCGAGCACGCTTCTTTTCAGTCTCAGTGGCATGCTCCGGTGGAGCTACACGCCATTGAACACGGGTAAGCATCATTCTATAAACGTTCAGTGCAGCAGATACGGTCGGATCGGTTTTCATTTCTGTAACCGTCTTAAGGAAAGCTGGGAATCGGAAGGCCCGATTCTGTTCCTCAAGGATTTGACCGTTCATCGTAGTAAGGCCAGTAAAGCCTACTTCACTCAAACTGATACGTGGAATTACTGCTGAAGGATCGGCTGCTAGGCCAGCGCCGCTATCAGCTTGTGGCTTTTGCTCTGCCATATCACTCCTTCTTGGATATATAGTCGCAATTATACTACAGGAAACGTTATTTGTCAAATTTATGCATTACTACCTATTTACTTACGCTTTAAAGTGTGGTAGGTAGCAGTACATACGCTATCAAATAGTCGGGACTGGGCTTGGGCCTGACAGATCGGGAACGACAAAATCAGGAATATTGCTGCCCTTAGCGAGGTAATTAAACGCGTCAGAACAGGCGTCAACTTGGTCATTCTTTTCATTTCGGATACCTTGGAAGTGTTCCAGTTCGACAAAGAAGTCTTCATTCCAGTCACCTTCCACAATATCTACCAAGCCAGCTTCAGCCAAAGAACAGAACGGCAGGAAGCGCTGCATCTTGCTTGTATGCCCAGAGATTGGAATACCCTTGACAGTAATGCCTTCTTCCGCCAGCTCCCTAATAAAGAACTGCGTAGCAGCTTTACCACCGCCATTATCCTTCGGAATAGTCACAGGGACATGCAAACCATCTTCTTCATGTGCTGTGTCCTTAATAAGCTTGACAACACCGTCTGTAAGCTTCCTGTCGCGTTTTACATGCTCGATGCAATAACGACCACCCTTCGTACGACTCATTCTTACACCGGCTGTCCAGTCAGGGTCAGGATACGTTTCACTTGGAACCGAGTGAGCCAAGTCCCATGAACGTACACGTCCTGAAACCTCTGGCGGTGCAAACTGTACTTTATTCAGCCAGCTACGGTTAAATACGCTGCTACCTTCTGGAACAGCAGTCCATGAACCATGCAAGAATCGAAGCTGCGATACACGAGTACCCGATTTCAAGTTCGCCAAATAGCCGGGGTTATTCTTCAACAGGACAGGATTTGAATACACGTCCATTGGAATAAACCTGAATGAGGTAGGGTGATAATCCTTTTCCTTATCCATTCCGAAGCCATGCTTTTCAAACAGATCGTCGTAGCTATCTCCCCAAACTACCTTACCATTCAATACCATGAACCATCGGGTAATATTTTCAGTACCCGGACGAGGAACACCTGTATCTGGATCAAGGCAATATTGAACGAATGGGAACAGCCAGCTATTGCGGTTCGGGTTACAGGTAATGGTCATCCCCAGCTTACCTTTGTAACGAGCACCACGGCAACGCTCTTTCAATGCTAGAATCTGCTCAAGCGTGAATTCCGCTCCCTCGTCAACGATAATGTTTGTAGCCTGCCATCCCTGCACCTCAGTAAGGTCTGCTGGCATAGCAACGAACTTAACGATTGCTCCATTAGGGAAGTGCCATTCAAGCGGCTGCAATTTGAATTCTGCACCGAACTGTTTGAACAGATGCTTCGATTCGTCAACAAGGCCACCTACGGCCTTTAGAACAGGGTAGGTAAGACGAACAATAAGAACACGTGCATTCGGGTCTTCACAGAAATAAAGGGCCTTAAGGAGTGCCAGATAGCTTTTACCACCACCGGCACCGCCTCCAACAAGGAGCATGTCTGTCTGGTTATCTACCAGCATCAGACGTTGTTTTTCGGAGCAAGGGCCAAGAACTACTTGTTCTTCTTCGTGAGCTTGCTCAACTGCTTCTACGATTTTCTTTTTCCTAGCCATAAATGCAAAAAGCCCCTATTGGGGCTATAGTTAGTTAATCTTGGCAAACCCTCAAGGAATCAAACCTTGTCCATGCACGGCTTTGGAGGCTGGCTGCATATCATATGCTAGGGCTTATTGTCTGGATACGGAGGTGAGAGTCGAACTCACACTTGATAGGGTCAAAACCTACTGCCTCTGCCAATTGGGCTACTCCGCATTAGAATTCTGGTGGTGAAGGATGGGTTCGAACCATCGACCAATGCCTTATCAAGACACTGCTCTACCGACTGAGCTACATCACCATTCGGCACGGTTACTTTTACCGCGAAGCCATGTACTTTAGTACCATCACGCCGTTCTTCGCTACGTATCAAATCTACGGCCAACCTATGGACTGCCTCATGATGCAGTTATGGCGGAGGAAGTGAGGCTCAAACTCACACACCCCTTTCGGAGCCTTCGGTTTTCAAGACCGCTGCCGCTAGGTCAACGCTCGGCTAATTCCCCCCATGTTCTGGCGGAAGACTGACATCCCGACTGCCATGCGCTTGAAGCACACCAAAGGCTTAGCAAGCCCCGCCAGCGCCCCGGCTGGTTAATCTTCCATGTATTTGAATAATAGCACTACTTCCTCGTTTTGTCAAGCAGGTAGTGCTACCTATCACTTGGTGATGTCCTGCAACATCTGGAACACACCCTTTGTTACTGTGAATTTCTTCGCCTGTGCATCAGTCACTTCAATGTCGAAGTAGAAAATTCCAACGTTGTTTGCTTGCGTATCGTCCATAGAGAACTCCACAACTCCATTCGTCGGAGTTGCCACCGTACCATTCAACTGAAACACTTGCTGAGTTGCGTCCACAGGATTACTCTGTTTGTTCACTGTCAGCTTGATTACACACCCGGTGAGATTCAACGGGGAACCTGCGTCTGACAGGAACAGAGAGAATGGCTTAGTATCCCCTCTGAACCTTTCAATATTCATATTACCTCTCTTAGATAATGCTTGCACCGAAACTACCAGAGATAATTTCAGCTTTGATTTGATTGATCTGCCGTGCTGAGTAGTTACCAGTCAGGAGCGTTACACTCACACCGCCTCCAGACACTACAAGCCCACTCTGACTGCCATCGCTCATTACTCCGTTCACCGTGCAGGAACCAGAAGCGTTACAAATCGTTTCAACGATGGTGTGCGTAATGGCCTGCGCTACAGAATTTGCATCAGCACTCCCTGCTGTAGCCACAATGCATTGCATCTCCGCTGTGACCGTAGACACTCCCGATGCTGAACAAAGCGTCTGAAGGATAGCTTGAGTAACAGCGTTAGCCGAGCTTGAACCTTCAGATGAACAGTCCATCTGCTCAATTTCGGTCGGTGGAACTGCTGCATCAGTTTCAGCTTGCGCTGTAGACGTTCCGCTAGACGAACACACAACCATGACGATCTGCTGCGTGGTAGCACTAGCTTGAGAAGTGCCTACAGAGGCCCCTACAACGCCCCAGATCGCACGAACAGCAGCAGATACGGTTCCTGCTCCAGACGATGCTCCGTTAGTCTGTGAGATGGCATTTAACATTGCAGCACCTACACTGCTACCTGAACTCGCACAGGATGTTCCAATAATCGCTGCTGTGGTGCTTCCGGCAGATGACGTTCCTGTTGCAGAGCAATTACTTGCCCACACTACCTGCATCTGAGCGGCAGCAGATGAACTTCCAGCACTAGCCCCACTAAGAGAAATTACTTCGAAGCTTTCAGTCTCAAGGCTAAACAGGCCAAGGGGAGTAACCCCAAGTGAAGAAAGTCCAAGTGCCATGTTATACTCCCGGCCAACCAGCGTTGTAGTCGTATTGGCAGATTTGTTCGAATGAAGTCATCGCTGCGATGTTATCTCGGTGACGACCATCAACGCCTCCGATATTCGCCTCAATAGCTGACAATCTTGCAGAGTTACCTTCTACTTTCGTCACCAAAGCTTCCAATGTAATATTTCTTGCAGTGGCTTCGATATTCAACATAGGACACTGTGCTGCGTCTCCTGTGGCTCTGTACTTAGCTGCCTCTGCTGCCTTGATCGACCAACTAGCCATCTCACCTACGCTTACAGAGGCAACCACAGCATCACGAAGCCCTTTGGCTTTCTTTAGAACCTCTGTGATAGCGTATGTCTTTGCATCTTGCACAGAGTAGCCATCGATAATAGCTTGTACGGCTGTATCGTTAGATGAAACCCACACGCCATCTTTTTGCATCAGCCAATGTCCAGCACGAGAAATAGCTTCGTGAAGCCCTGCTCCTTTTTCTGTATATGTAATCATAATTAATAGTAGATAATAGGAAGAGGTGCGAACTGCCCCGGACTCACGCTTGTAACAGTAGGCATGGTACTCGGCAAAGATGTCCATCCACCTGTCATGGCACTGCACGTAGCGTAGACATTAGGCTGGCCGGGGTCAGTTACACCCAAAGGCCCAGTTTGTGCTAGCGTTGTGTTAGCTGCTCTCAGCGTAACTGCTACGCTTGAAACTACTCCTAGATAATACCAACCCGGAGGAATCTGACTCTTATTCCCAACTGGCGAAGCTGTCTTCACACCCGTTGTGTCTGTACGCAAATCTCCTGATTCCATTACCAGTGGCCCTGCCGATCCGTCAGGAAGCACAGGATAGAATCCAAGACGAACTTTGTCCGTAGACGTTCCACCCGCTGTAGTGACCTGTACACCTAGTCCAGAAATGCCTTTACCAGCCTCAACACGACATCCAAGTACGAGCATGACATTCGCTGTCAGCCCTTTAGTGTTTGCCACGTTAATATATGGATAAGGAGTACATCCTCTATGTGCAGCATTACTGATTGCTGCTGGTACTGCATTAACAATACCCGCATTAGCTGGAATTGCGCAGACAACTTTATATGTTCCTGCTCCCAAGTTAACTGCGGTAGGGGATACGCTTGTTAGCACTCCACTTACCATAGTCTGGATAATAGCAATTCGCTGCAACGTAGTAGAGTCTGAAAGTTTTCCAATCCCTACTTCAACTGGTGTTCCATCACTTTTAAGAATCTCGTAATAGAAAGGCTGTCCAATGGCGAATTGATCTGCGAAAGTCGAATAATTAGTGACAGTAGCAAGAGTCAAATCTCCAGTACCAGTAGTTGTGGTTGTTTGATAGACCCAATTCGCCAGCATGATTAATCCTCAGTTACCAGATTGGCAGCAGTGGTTACGCGTGGAATAACTCCAGCAGCCATAGTTACGTTAGGAGTCGCAGTTCCTTTGTAAAGAATCTTGCCTGCTCCTGAGCTAGCCGTACCAATACTGAAGTGAGTAATAGCAGCACCCGGAGATGCCGTGCAAGCAGGGAAGTCTAGATTATTAACTAGATTCACGGCATTAGCTGTGACAGTAAATCCTCCAGTTGTTCGGGCTACGGCCATTCGCGTATATCCAGTGTATGTGGTTTCGTTTGTCGTTTGATCGCCAGTTTCGCCGGGGTCTGCTGTATGCAGTGCAAAATATAGGCTACCGGCAGCGGCAGATGGTTGAAGTCCCGAAGCATCCCCGATAAGAGGAATTGCTACGTTGTTGAATACCAGTTTCAGGTAGTCATTTTCGAAGGTATTACCTTTTGACATATTACGTCCTTTTTGAGATAAAGAAAAAGCCCGTAACCTTTTAAGGCACGGGCTTGGTGTTTGAGGACGTTAACCACACTGTCCTCGTGTGTGGAACCAAACCAAGGAGTTGAACCTTGTATCTGCGGTTCGTAGCCGCTGAGCCGATATCCGTCGGGTCTGGTATTGTTCTTGGACACGCTAGCGGGATTTTAACCCGCCTACGGAGCTTTGCAGGCAACTACCTAGTCACTCGGCCATAGCGTGCGTTCTGGTGGACTATATCAGGAATCGAACCCGACTTCCCCCGCCCTACTACCAAGATGTATGGTTAGCGGGTAAATAGCCCATAGTCTGGTACTCCGTGAAAGAATCGAACTTTCGTACTCGCCGTGTAAAGACGACGTTCTACCATTGAACTAACAGAGCATTGTTCGTGGTTCTTTATTATCCCTTACGAGGATTATTCTTCAACCGGCTAAACGGACTCTTCAATCTAACCCGGACCATTGGCTAGAGAGGCTACTATACTGCATACGCGTACGTTGCAGTTACGTTTGGTCGTGAGTACGTACCATCTAAGCTTTCACCGCAAGACCCATACGCGCCCATGCACGAGCTAACGCTGCCCTCCTTGCAACTCCTACTTACTTAGCGGCCCAGTTGCGAACTGGCCTCACGATTGACTTGGTATTGCATAGCGGATTCGAACCCCTATCCACGGATTGAAAGTCCATGTGTCCTAACCATTAGACGAATGCAATATAAATTTGGTGCAGTGACTAGGATTTGAACCTAGACGGAACTAGCCGACCTGCGGGTTACAGCCGCGTACCCTACCGAATGGGTGTTCACTACATTGTTTCTTGGTGCACCCGGTTGGTAACGCTCCAACCTCTTGAGGGTTTCAATCTCACACTAATCTATCTCAGTTACAGGTGCATAAATGTTCTTAGTTGTGGGGTGAGCACTGGGAATTGAACCCAGATAAACGCCTTCACAGGGCGCGTCACTAACCGTTGTGATATGCCCACAACTAAAAACATTCTAATACTTTGGTACGCGTAGTTGGAATCGAACCAACTCTGGACTTGCGTCTCGGTAGATTAAAAGTCTACTGCCTACCCACTTCGGCATTACGCGTATAAAACAGCCCTACGCTACAACGGCCACCATTGGAAGAATCCAACACAATGATATAGACGTTACACCGCAACTTCTGTCAGGCTGTATATTGGTACACAAGGCGAGACTTGAACTCGCAATCCCGAAGGCCACAGGGTTTGAGCCTGCTGCGTATGCCGTTCCGCCACTCGTGCATTGTTTAATTTGACTAGGCTATCCTCACGTCGTCTTACTCTTGGATATGCGATACCACTTTGTATGGAGCCGACAGACGATCCGCCCCGTACTAGGTTCCCTCCGCTAAGAGGCATCAGTCAAAACTTGGTAGGCTAGGAGGGATTCGAACCCTCAAAGGCCCTGCTTCTAAGGCAGGTAGGTGTACCAGATTTCCATTAGCCACCAGCCCATTATATTCTGGCTACAGTTTTGTTCAGGTCGTAGCCACCTGTCCTTGTCGGGAGTTTCCGTCCCATACGGGCCGAAACAGATTGTAGATGGCGCTATCGCCAGATCGGACGCACTGCCGTACAGTATCGGAGTTTAACCGTACATCTACAAAACTTGGCGCGGGCGACAGGATTCGAACCTGCAACGAACGGCTTGGAAGGCCGACACTCTGCCACTTGAGCTACGCACGCATTGTATTTGCTAGCATACTAACCTACTAGCGGGTGTACCCATCACACTACTGGGCCATAACTTGGCGCGATGTATCGGTTTCGAACCGATGACCCTCTGCTCGACAGGCAGGCGCTCTAACCATCTGAGCTAACACCGCATATATTCTGGCTGTGAGGGTAGGCTTCGAACCTACATCAACCTGATTAACAGTCAGGAGCTTTACCAATTAAGCTACTTCACAATTGTTCTGTACGGGCTTTGCACCACATTTGAGAGTTTCAGATTCATGCCACTCTTAACTTTGTTCCAGCTACCTCTTCCGTCCCACAGCGCAGGCTTACAGGTTGATTCTCTGGACGTGCTCTGGTTGCGAAGAGTGGGAGTCGAACCCACGACACGAAGGTTATGAGCCTCCTGTTCTACCGCTGAACTATCTCGCAATTGTTTGGCTCCCTGTGTTGGAATTGAACCAACGTTGTCCATCATTAGCCGGTTTGCGCACAAGTCCGGGTTAAACAGGAAATTATTCGGCCCCTAGATTCTGTTTGTCGGCTCAAGGGTGGCCTCAGTGAGGGTAGATTAACTCACGCCGCTTCCGCGATTGCTCTTGGTGGAGAACATCGGATTCGAACCGATCTGATTAGCCTACTTGCAAGGCAGGTGTCCACTCCCAGCAGACCCGATCCCCAATATTTGTTACGTAGTGCTACTATACTACATGCTCAACGATTTGTCAAGCATTTTGAATTCTGGTCAGGGTAGGTGGCTCTGCCCCACCGTCCTCTCGCTTCCAAGGCGAGCCGTCTACTAGGCTGACAATATACCCTGAGTATTTAGTCCTGCATACCAATTAAATTGTTCAGCAGTTCTCATAGCATGACAGTTTGCACAAAGCACCTGACATTTAGCTATCTCTTCTTTAATTTTCTTCAAAGCCAGTCCACGCATTTGTGAAACGTTTGCAGACTTTGTACTACGATCTATGTGATCGAACTGAAGGCAAGGAACCCTAGCTTCTCCACATTCAACACATGGGTGTTCCAGCAGATAGTCATACACGTATTGCCAATTGGCTTTACGTAACTCTAATTGTTGATCGTATTTAATTTGCTTCTTTTCCTCGCTTCTGTTTGCGTGATACTTTCTATCATACTCCCGCTTGCAAGGTCTACATAGTTTAGATCTTTGTCCGTATGGCTCGTACGCCACTTGGCACGAGCTACACGTTCTCATACGCCCTCAAGTTGTTTGGTGCTGCCTGTGTGATTCGAACACACGTTGGGATTTCTCCGCTGGGTTACAAAGCCAGTGCCTTCAACCTCTCAGCCAAAGCAGCATAAATTCTTCCCGCTTACGTTTATGCGGGGAATGAAGAATCTTTCATCGCGGATTCAACACACCGTATCGGGCAACCAACCCAAGGAGAACAACGGAAGGACAGTCACCGTGAAGCAATGGAGCAACCCGTAAAGCTTCACTTCGGGGACGGTTACTGCGCCAAGCGTGGATGCAACAACCACGCCATCGAGATAGGATTACCTCCTTTCGGATGGTGAATCAAGTGGCGACTGTCCTAATTCTGCATCTCAGCGGTTTCTTCTGAGAGCTTTATTCGTACTCGATTTCTCAAGTAACGCTATCATACACTATCAAACGCTACTTGTCAAGTTTTGTGCTTTCTTAGCTTCCTTCTTGTCCTTCTTCAGGATAACTCGGACTTGTCGAAGCTGTTCTGCGATGTCCGTACGACCATTTGCGGTGTAAGTGCGAATGGCGATGTACAGTGCCTGCCTTGACACTCCCTTAGCGCGCTCTACCGCTTCCTCTAAGGTAAGGTCTTTCCATCGTTGGGCCATTGGTTAAACTTTCTGAATTGTAGTCATGTCCAGTCGTGGGCCAGTAGGCTTCGTATTGCCTGTTGCTGGTACGAGAGGTGTCTTAGGGCCAGTAGCCTTGATTTCTGCGATCTGGCGAGTCAGCTCATCCTTGTTGATGGCTTCACTAACGGCAATCTTGTAGTCGATGAGAATGTCTGCACACTTCAATCGTTCCTTCAAGCCTACCTTCTCATTGCGCATCGTCTCAGCAAGCAGATCAACCGCTTCTGGCGTAACGCTATCTAGTTGTTTCAAAAGGTCAGTAAGCTCATGCTTTCGCTTGATGAACATCTGACCTGCTTTCAGTGCTACTACTGACATTGGGTACTCCGTGAAATACTTCGTATCATACACTACTTACCTAATTTTGTCAACTATACGCAACTGTCTTATATAACTAAGTAATATAACTATGTACACTTACTATATACTATAACATATAATTGTAATATACATAAGTAGTTTATTATTAAATTATCGATTGACTCTTCCCTTACGGGAGAGTCTTTTAATTTTATTGTTAACTATACCTTAAGTATTATATACTCCCTCACTCGCTGCGCTCGTTCGGTCGTAAGTATATAGCACTAACTAGCTTTTGTCAAGTGTTGTGCCATTGGCACGTAAGTAGCTAGTACTTGACAAATACATTGCTTCGCATGTACAATGATGTTTTCGTCAAATAAATAGGAGAGAACGTTGGCTAAGCAACAACTTAAAGAGGACATCGAAGAAGGTAGCAATAGCTACAACGTGTACTTCCGCGAAGATAGTGGACATCTTGGCCACATCTATGCAGAGAACTACAAAGACCATAAGGAAGCAATCCTTTCTGTCAAGGAAACCCTTGTCGAAGAAGGTGATTGCCTTACAAACAAGGCGGTGCTTGCCGTCATCAATGGAGGTAAAACTTGAAAACTGACTTTTTTGATATCACAGAAACCAATCTTGCAGAATTTGCAAAGAAACTGGAATCGCACCTGTTGGATGGCTGGGCCATCAGCAAACAGAATCCGGGCGATGTCATCGGACTGTATGGAGGTGTCTATACAATTTCTCTGTATCGCAACGATGAAACCATCAAACGTATTCGCACTCGTGTAGCTGGGATTCAGGATGCTCCGAAGCTCGATAGGGCTACGATTCTCGCCAACGCTAGAGCGGCAAAGGCTGCTAAAGCGACAACAAAGGTTGATATTACGACAATTCGGGAATAAAACAACGGTTTCGTAAAATAATCCTTGGTTTTCTGGCGGAAACATGTAATAGTGTTGTTCGTCGTGCAGGATTAACGGTTTTTAAACAAATTCTCACACATTATCACACTTGTTCGAAAGGAAATTGATCTAATGGCAACTATGTCTATCCTCCGTCACGCTCTGGCACTGAATGCCAAGGAAATCACCGCGATGCAAGCCTCTGTCGCACAATTCAAAGTGGAAGCCAAAGCTTGGCGTGAACAGGGAGAGCAAGCATATGCTGTAGCTGCATCAAAAGACGTAGAAAAGCATCGTGCTAGCCTTTCCAAGCTGGTTACGATGCAACGTAAGATAAAAGCAGAGATACATGCTATCGAGCGCAATGAACGTATCACTCGTAAGTACGCTATCGTGTTCGGTAAGGCACCTATCTTGCAATCGAAGACTAGCTACGAAATGGAATCGATGCTGGACACACTTCTCGCAGAAAAACAAGCGGAAGCTGAAGTAGAAGCCGTGGCATAAAAGCCACAAAGAAATGTGTTGACACGTCTAGGGTTTATACATGATAATTCCTTCATCAACCAACTGACGGAGGAATTATGAAAAAGCTCATCGGCTATGTACGTGTCTCCACCAAGGAGCAAGGCAAGACCAAGAACGGTTTGGAGGCTCAGGCCGAAGCCATCCGTCTGTTCGCACACTATAACGGCTACGAGCTGATTGACATCGCAGAAGAAGTGATGTCCGGTGCTGATGATAACCGTCCTGTCCTCGCAGAAGTGACACGTCGAGCTGCCAAACTGGGCGCATACGTGGTCGTCAACAAGCTGGATCGTCTGTCTCGTAATGCCCTGTTCATCCTGAAGTATATCGATCAGAATAGCAAGTTCATCGTGACCATGCTTGGGGATAACGTAGACCCGTTCATGCTCCACATCTACGCCGGTTTGGCGGAAAAGGAGCGCATGATGATCGCAGAACGCACCAAGGCAGCTCTGGCCGCTAAAAAGGCCCGTGGTGAAGCTCTGGGGGCGTCTGAAGCTGTGCTGGAGAAGGCAAGGGTCAGTGCTGGAGCTGCCGAAGCCACGAAGGCAGATGACTTTGCAGCCCGTTTGCGCCCGACTCTGACCCGCATGAAGAAAGATGGCATGACCCTGCGTGAAATGGCTCAGGAATTGAATGCCAGCGGCACGAAAACGGCTCGTGGTGGCGAATGGCATCCAACAATTTTTAAAAAGGTGGTTTTTCTCTTGGTTGATTGCGGGCTCCGCCCACGCCCCAGTTGGGGCTTTACAAAAACATAGCTAGTACTACTAACCAAGGAGAAAATATGACCCCTGCACAACGTTGCGCAAAAGTTTCCCAGAACATGGACAACATTGCCCTCATCACCTTCGCCATTGGCTTCTGCAAAGCCGCCCACTTCGGCCAGAAACGTAAATGGTCGTTCGAACCTTATTGGACTCACCCTATGGCGGTGGCAAACATCCTGCATGAACACGGCCACAATGACCCTCACATGCAAATTGTCGCCCTGCTGCACGATGTAGTAGAGGACACGCCTATCACTCTGGAAGAAATCACTGAGCACTTTGGCGAAAAGGTAGCTGAAGATGTCCACTGGCTCACGAAAGTGGACTACAGCAAGCACACAGACCCCTTCGGCATGCCCCTGAAACGCGCTGCGAAGAAATTCCTTGAGAACCTTCGTCTGAGCCGCGCTCCACAGCACGTCAAAACGATTAAGCTTGCCGACCGCTTGCACAACATGACCATTCTCACGGAAGACCCGGCTTTTGCTCCGCTCTACGCAGAAGAGACTCGTGAGCTTCTTGACTACGCCTTGAAAGAAGGCTGTCCTGTCCTGTGGGCAAAGCTGGACAAAATTATCAAGAATTTCCAAAATCCTATTGACAAGGCTATCTAAGTAGCGCTACTATACTGCCTACCAACTAACCAAGGAGAAGAAATGAATACCATGCAACAAGAATTCGATGCGGTAGTCGCCCATTTGTACGCTCAAGGGAAGCGTGCAGCAGTACTAGGACGCTGCAAGTATAGGTCTGATGAAGGAACTATGTGTGCGGTAGGCTGTCGCATTCCTAATAACATGTATAACCCTGCCATGGAAGGGGCGACATCCTGACAACTGAAATCAAAGCACTTAGATAAGGAGAAACTATGCAACAGATTATTACCTTCCTTCGTAAAGCCAAGAACATGATTCTGGCCCTGCTGATGGGTCTTGCTGTCGTACTGGCGGTAAGCCTTCTTGTTTTCCTGTCGGCAGCTCTGAAGGGCATGCTCATTCCGCTGATGTTCTTCTGCGGTGGTGTGTACCTCTTCTACCACTGGCTAGAGGGACGACAATAAGCATGAACGGCCTACCTTACAAAGATACCTTCGCAGCTAAAGGTAGCCAGCTCTACGAAGCTATCACGGAAGGACGTGATGAAGATGCAAAGAAAATCTACGCAGATACGACAGCTCGTTACCATGCCCTGCTGAATGGACTGTCCGTTCCAAAAGTAGTCGTGTCCGAGAAGAATCCTAAAATCTGGGCTATCCTCGCTGACGATGCAGAATACGACAAGCAAGGAAGGCTCGTTAAGAAACTAGAGAAAGGAGGGAATGTAGATGTCAAGGTATAAAATTGGACAAGAACTGGAAATCCATTCCCTCAAAGGCTTCGGGAACGCACAAGAGAACGGTAGACGTGTAAGAGTTGTAAAGCTCCCCGGCTTCCATCCTACTTATCAAAGTAACTACCTCGTTCGCTACGTCGATAACTCAAGAGAACTAGTAGCACACCCAGACTACCTACGTCCACCTCCACCACCTTCAAATCGTGGAGACATGGACAAGGTGACAAGCTGGGAAGAGTTCGAATCTGTCACTCGCATCCCTGCCGATGTCGTACGAGGAACGGACAGTGAACACTGAGAAGGAAGAATACACCTATGAAGCACACGATTTCTCCCTCCGGGTGGGCGGGAAGAAGTCAGGAAGAGTTGTATGCGCAACGTGTGGCCTTGTACCGTCCAACACTCCATTCACTTTATGGGCAGTACGAATGGGATGCAACAACCGCTACCATCCTTCCTACCACAACAAACGTTATGAAACAACCAAACTTTTCTAAGGAGAAACAATGAGACTACTACTTCAATGTCGTCTTATCAAAACAGAAAGACGATTGACATTCGATATTCTTTGGCAGAATGACCATCCAGACATCACATGGAACGGAGATGACGATGGAAATTATCACAAATTCACAGCTAGCAACGGCTACGAAGTGATTTCCCGTTCCCGAATGGATATCCAAACAGAACGCATCTGGCTACTAGGTGCCAAGCGTAATGAAGAATCCCGCTCAGGAACAATGGTGTTCTCCAGCAACGAGAAACGTGATGCTGCTTACTGGAACTTCGTCATCGCACTCAAAGAATGGGCCGATCATAACAACGGATTCATAAATATTTTCTAAGGAGAAACAAATGTCAGAACTGTCACTACCTACCATCGTACGTCATAAAGACGGAAGCATTTTTGCTATGGTAGAAGGAACACTTGAAGACTGGGTGAGCCTTGTTGTCATTCACGATACAGAACTCAAGCGGAAACCGGGAGAAGGAACTAAGAACTGCTGGCACCAATCCTCCGTCATCGACTGGATTGAAGATGGCACCTACAACGTAATCCACGGAGGCATCACAAACAAGCTAGAACCAATTCGTATCGAAATCGACTCCAGCCCCGTATCAGCAGCATTGGCAGAAGTGAAAGAACTGGAAGCTACCCTCCTTCGCGTAAAGAGTATGCTGAAATGATATCAGAAGGCTCCCTCCGGGGAGCCTTTTTTATTTGGGCTAAAATTTCCTAAGTATTTGATTCTAAAAATATTTTTTGAAGTACACCCTTCCAACATATCTACAACACTTGTTAGAAAATTATCATACCTACATCCTGACGAAATAGGCAGAACTTTTATGGGCCGGGACAATGGGCTAACACTGGATATGAGCGAGGGCTAGCGGATGGCAATCCATGTTTGGCTATGGGTCTAGCGGATGGCTTAATGCGTGGCGGTGTGGGCACGAGGATGGCTGGGGCCTTCCAAAAATATCATGGCTGCATTTGTTTGAGGTAGGTAAGGGGTAGACATACCCTTTGGCTAAAACGGCTCAAAACGCGTTTAAATCGATTCTAGCACCATGTGTATAAATCATTGACGTTCGTCTAGGGTTTATACAAGGTAGGATGATAGTTGCACTAGCCACATAGTGAATCAGCTAGGAACATGGATAGGAACGCATAGGAAGCCCTATGAGGCGTTATCTAGGAGTGGCTAAGGGGTTGGCATAGGTAGGGCTAAATAAACGTCCTGTAGGGCCTCTACGCTTGCCTGAGTTAGAATTGCAATAAAGCAATGATTAGTGCACTAAACGTTGCATTGGCAGCATTATATGTGCCTGTGGCACGCATATTAATAATAAGAAACAATGTTTCGCGTTCGCTTGCTTTGCAATCGCCCGCCCTCACTGTCCATACACATAGATATAGCCCTGTATATGTGCCACCGGCACCCCCTATATATGGCCCTAGGGGCCTCCCTATACACCCCCTCCTACAGAGGGTAGCCCTGTATGTAGTCCCATAGGGACAGCCCATTGTTTTAGATAGTTTGCTAATACATAGTGCACTATTTAATCGTACTTGAATGATTAGCGTACTAAGTGTTGTTGACAAACAACGAAATGTATGATATGCTATGCGTCGGGGCATGAGCGCAGCGAATGCCTAATATACAAGTATTATATAAATGTATATATTATATGTTATATAACTATGTATATATGTGCCTATGGCACGACAGTATGTTAGTCCCTCTGGGACAGCTAGATATGGTGGCTAACAGCCACGCTATAGCCCCTCTCTCGCCCTTAGTCGGTCGATCAATCGAGGGGTAGCTAGCAAGGGTGTGCCATAGGCACGTATATACGTTATGTGGCTGTTAGCCACCATATAGCCTAGTCGCTTTGCTGAAAGCGTTTATAGGCCCTAGGAAGCGTTAATACGTGAGTTGGAATAGGAATATGCCAGAATAGGCGAGGATAGCCCTGTAGGGCCATAGAATGAGAAAAGTCAGCCTTGTTTAAGGGCTGGCTTTGTTGTTTGTGACTTACTTGTTTTAAGCTTCTTCTCTCAGCTTTTCAACCCGTGCGGATCGTGCTGGATGAGTGTTTGTAGCTGGCAAAGGCTTAAGCAAGGCTTTCAGGGCTTTAGCTGGATCAATGCCATATTTGCGCATAATCTTGCCTGCAAAGCTATCGGCTGCATATTCTTGGGAATGGTTCAATTCCCTGTCGCCTTCACCATTACGGGCAGCTTCACCGTATTTAGCTAGCAGGTCGCTGTCGCTTTCAAATTTAGCGCTAGCCGGTGCGAAGCTTTCCACATACTTGCGGCCATGTCCCATTACCGAATGGCCGAATTCATGGGCAAGGGCAAAGAACAGAGCGTTATCGTCCAATTCCTTAGTGTCCCCGAGGTGGATAATGTCCGGCTGGCCGATAACCCATTCAACAGAGGCAACACGTACCGAGTAATCAACTAGGTACGTCACTTTGTGACCTGTTTCCTTTTCCAGCGTAGCGGCATACTCGCAAATACGCTTGTCCACCATGTTGCAGGCATTCGCCGAAGCCAGCGAGAGGAAAGCGACGATTGCCAGCGAGAATTTAGCGAATGCTTCCATTTTGATATTCCTTTCAGAGAATTAGTAAAGTGTGTTGCTGAAACTCAATTATACAATGACCATCAGCATACACAAGCGGAATGTTTAACGAGTGTTGTTTATTCTCGCTTTATCCCCCTTAGACCGTAAAATGTTTGATGATGCTCATATTGTCCATCGACAGAAATTCGTCAACAGTGAGAATTTCTTGTTTAATGTCTTCCGCATAGCCTTCGCGGAAGTAAGGGGCATCTTTGTAATTGATGCTCAAACGGATAGTAACTTGTGGAACATTTTTGTTATTCCAGTAGTCAGAATGATTGAAGCCTTCCACAAACATTTGAAGCTGCAACACTGCACCGTCGCTGAACCATTCGTTTTCATAGTCCCAATATTTTTCCTTTTCCTCTTGGGACATAGAATCATAGTCAAATGATTCTAGCTTATTGTCATGCACGTACATTTGTTGGCAAGTCTCCATTTGGCTATTAGCATTATCAGTTTGCTTTTCGGTGAAATGATAGGAGCTATCGCAATCATTGCGATACATCCTAGAGACACTATAGCCACCGTCCTGCTTAGGAATCCAGCCGGATACATAATTCCCCTCAATTTCGTCTGTCCGTGTGTCTGTAAGGCTATCATAGCCCTTATGCCCGGTTACAAGAGTGCTTTCCCATTCGTTTTCGGCAAGGTTAGCCAATGCTGCCAGTTTGGTTTGAATTGCAGCCGGTACAGTAGATTTAAAGTGTTTCATTTTAAAGATTCCTTTCGTGTGTTAGAACATATGTAAATGGACATTAATAAATGCCCATTGGCCTAGGCTCTAGCTTCCGTCCATTAAGTCTTGCTCATCATTCCCATAAGCCGACTCGATTTTCAGGCCGGTATGAGCACAAAACAGGCTTTCATCCTCCCAGTTAATCTCCATTGCAACGATATTCCAATCGTCATGCAAGCAATCAACCTTGCCGCCAGAGTCAACGAAGCGATTGCAGCTAATGATTGCATCCCGGATCAAACCGGCATTCTCTTTTGCTGCTGCAAAGCTAATTGCCTCCCCATCCTGCGCGATGAAATAAAACGGATAGCCTCCCGGCCATGCATAAGGCCCAATGTCCAATGCTTTGTTAAAGTCAAATACTGTTTTGATGTTCATGTTAATTTCCTCGCAGTTTCATTGCTACAGCCTGCAATGCAATATGATCCATGCTGTATTGATTGCCATTGCGGTAGCGGCGCAATACGGCTTTATCGTCCATATCAAGCCAGCTAATCTTTTCCGCCTCTTCCAATGCATCCATGTGAAAACTGAGGCCCAAAGCGATGTTATCCAGCTTTTTGATTAATGCTTTACGTTCACGTTTCATACAATATTCCCTTCAATGTCGAATTCATATTCATTAATTTGAAGGCTCTCGATTACCTGTTCGTCCGAAGTGAGATAGTCTTGCTCATCTTCTAGGCGCTTATAAATCCAGTCGGCAAAATCACGCATGGATTGAGTAATTTCATCTTCCGCGTCTCCGATATCCCGATACATGCTATCAGTATTATGAACGTCAACAGACATACAGCCGGAATGGTAATAATGCCCGCGATGTTTCATTGTACAGGCCAGCTTGTAGAAGTTTCGGCGTTGCGTAGTTTGCAATTCCTTTGCAATACGCTGCAATTCAATATCTTGCGGAAACTCTTTTGAAATGGCCTGTACAGAGCCTTTAGCGTAGCTGTAAGAGCCTTCAAAACATGCCCCGTTCCCTTGTGACCAAAAGCCGTTAAAGTAGATTGTAGGCATGTTTCCGCGTTTAGAATCCAGCAGGATACCTAACAGCACGGCAGCAGCTTCTGCCTGAATATAAACGCCTTCAAACCAGCTACTATCCGAACAGGCCACGTTTTGTTTATACCAGTCGCGGGCCTTTTCTTTTGCTTTGTCGTTCAATTCGTCATACTGGAAAACATCTTTGGAAATGGTACGCATAATAAAATCCTTTCGTGTGAATTCTGTTGTTAAACAATTCCGACAATGCCCACTATTACATGGGCATTAGCTGACTAGCTTAACCTATGGCTAGGCCATACATGCTTAGTAGGCTTTCCGTCGATTCTAACGACAGTAACCCAGACATATTTAACGCCATGTACGTTTGTATTTTCTACATGCTCATAACTGTAGATTTTAGCTATGTATCCGTTATCCCCTCTGTCCGGGGGACATTGGACAATCTTGCCGCATTTCAATTCAGAGATTTTCATTACAGCCACTCCCTTGTGAGTGCATCTCCGTCCCCTTCAAACAAGGAATAGGACAGAGAGTAAACAGTATGGAATCCCATGTCCATTCCGCATCCGCTTACTTTCAAATACCCGTTATCGTCCGTCCCCCATTGCAGGATGTTATCCGCTAAGCCTGTAATGCCTTCAATATGTCCATTATGGACAATAAACAGAGACATTTTACGGGACATACCGGACTTGGCAACACTGCGAACGGTGCAGTAAATCTTGCTACCCTTTTGGATCATTTCACGCAAGCGCTTAATGCTGGCATTTCGCAGTTCCAATTTGCCCTTTTCTTGGCTCAATTGTTCACAGTCTTTGTGATATTCCGGCTTAGTAGTTTTAAAAACAGTACCGTCAACAGTTTTCAGGTAAGTGTATTTAGACATGGCTTAATTTCCTTTCAGTTTAAATTCAATGTACGTCACTGGTTGAAATTCAATCCCGTAACGCGTCAAAAACGCACCATAGGCGCTTGCAAGCGTTTGGAAGGCGTTAGCATCATCCGACAAGCCTAGAAGCTCTAAACGCTTGTCTATGGCCTTTTCGTAGCACTCTGCGAAGTATTCCGGGTTAGCGCCTATGTCCGTGCTGTAGGACGTGCCCATTTCGTTTTTACCAGTGATTCGCAGAACGTAGCTGTTAGCGTTTTGCTTGTGCTTTCGGAATGTGATTCCGATAGGGCTACCGTCATTATGTAGCAGTTTCATATTATCCCCTCAAATAGCCGCACAGAGCCGCGACAAGCGTAGCAGCTACAATTACAGCAATGTCCCCGGCCAAAGTCGTTTCATAGTTATTCGGGTGCAGTTGGCGAGGTGTAAACAGTTTTGCTCTCAATTTCTGTACTTTAGTACGAATCATTTGTCTCTCACTTTTGGAGTTAGTCCGTGTATGCCCTCACACAAAGGGCATAAGCTGATTAACTAAAATCTACATCTTTGCTAGTTTTCATACACAAAGAGCATGAAATGCTGTAGCCCTCTGATTTGGGGAACACCGTTTTAAAATGCTTTACAATTTCTTTTGCGGAATCTTTATGCAAAATGCTACGTTCAGCAGTAGCAAAGTAATGTTTCCCGTTCTTTGCAACGTTAATTTCATAGAACATTTTATTGCCCCTTGATTGCTTGTTTAATTGCTTTGTAAGCCAAGTACGCTTGATAGCGTGCGGCCTGATTTTGTGGCGTTACGACATAAGGCATTGTTTAGGCCCTTTCGTTTGATTAGTTATTTCTTTTTAAGTTGTCCATTCGATTTAAGGCGCTTTACCTCTTGCAAGGCAATGATAAGCGAATCAAGGGCATCATCAGAAACATTGATAGTGTCGCCCATGCGAGATGTAATAACCGTAGGCAAATAATCAAGTGCTAACACTGTAGCAGAATTTAATGCGTCGCCTTTAACGTTAGCGCCTACAGCGTAGATAATTTCCAGCACAGCGCTAGCGGATTCCGTCCTGTTCACATATTTTTGGATAGGCATGTTAAACCCCACAGAGAATGAACAAAGCCGATTCGACAGACCATTCACGCTTTTTCAAATACAAGGCAGCAACTTTAATACCCAGTGTGCGTTTAATGATTCGTGCCCGTTCGATATGAGACACGTTATTTTTCAATTGAATCTTTGCCATGATGTACCCTTTCAAATAAAACATTGCATGTAATAACGCACGTTTGATAATGCGTTATGGCCTGAAATGTTCAGTCTTTTTCTTTACCGTCAATGATTGTGCAAACCGTGGATTCCGATACATACCAGTCGCCCATGCCGAAAGCTACAGTAAAGCCACTACCAGAGCGCATAACCCACGCGTTAATGTGGATTGCACATCCTTTGTACTCTTCTGTAAGGCTTTTCTCTTTTGCCTTAGCTAGAATATTGTCGTAGTCCGGGCCGGAATAAGTGAGAGGGCGATTCATTATTTCACCCCCGCGATAAAGGCTTGCATCCATTCAAGCATTGCTTGATCGTTAGTTTCAAATTCGATAATCATATTTTCACCTATTGGTGTTGGTTGACAAAATCGAATGACCTATTTCTAAGTCACTCTGTTTTACCAACTTGCTAGAGACATTCCCATGTGTCTAGCGTGGTGCGCTGTATTCTCATGTCGTCCCGACATTAGCAGCGCCGAATAATTAGATTGTTAAAGAACTGACTTCTTGGCTTTGGCTCTTTTCGCTTTAGCTTCATCTCTCTGGCATCCACCTTTAAGACTCTGCACACTCTAAGAACTACTTGCCTACTTCACCGCAACAGCGTTTTGTGCTGCGATGTAGGTATATTAGGGCATTCAAAGGGGATATGCAATACCCTTTTCAAATTATTTTTGATACGTTGCGTTTTGTTCCTTCCACGCTAGCTATAAAGAAATTGCGCACGTGCATACACGCACGCGTAGCAAGTAGCGTGCCAGCACTACATAGCTACTTATCCACAGAATCCACCTAAGTTATACACATGCCTCTAGAATCGATTATAAAGGCCCCCGTTTCAACGCAAGGCGTTAGCTAGCTCTCGCTATCAATCAAAGCTTGCGCGTCTCCTAGGCCCCTTAAAACGCGTTTAAATGGCATGTGGATAACCACAAAAAGCTGTGGATAAGTAGCGTTTTATGTAAATCCGTCTCTTGAGACATGCAAATTTACATGGCTTGACATATAAGTCTTACAGATTATCCGGCAAGGAAAGCGGCAGAGAATTTGCAGAAAATACCTAAATATTCAATGGAATCAACAACTTAAGTCTTCTACAAGAGTGGCAACAGGTCTTCTATAAGACACAAGACAACTCTTATATAAGACATAGGACTACTCTTGTATATGAGTGACATAAAAGCAACTTTCTAAGTCTTATATAAGAGTTGCTAGCTAATGGGTAGTTGCCTGTTAGGGAGCTAGGGTAGGCAGGGAGGTAAGCAAAGCAAGGGTATGCCTAATAAGCCTAGTTTCCACCGTTCGGGCTTGTTAGCATGGTAAGAACAGAAAAGCGTATGTATGCATAGCTGGCATACGTATTGCTTTATACGCTGCTGGCATGGCTTTTGCTATGTAACAATTGCTCTCATACTTGTACGTATAGCAACGATGTACAGGCATACAGCATTGTTGTATCCAGAGCAAAAAATGTGGATAACATGTCTTCGGGGTAATTTTCGACAAAGTTGTCCACAAGGCAGGCCCAAAATCCGTCTAAAACGTTAGTTGTCCACAGCTTATCCACAGAAACGTTGCGTTTATGCAACTGTGGTGCTAAAGCGACAACTACCCCGGATTTCCAGCACCGGACAAGCCTAAGTTGACGCTAAGAAAGAACCTCAAAATTCCCCAGTCCTCGGGCAAATTCCGCCTTTCATTTTCAAAGTGAAAATCGAAAACGACTTTTGGAGCGTTTAAATTCCTACGGTGGACATTCTCCCCTAAAAAGAAAAACCACGCTCTTTGGCGTGGTTCTGAAGCGTTCTAGGGCTATTATTTTGTCAGACGTATTTCTCAGGCTCAAATGCTTCCATCAGGCCATTGAAATTGTCCGGGTCGCCGTCGCTGTAGGAATAATCGGCAACCACTTCTGAGCCATCATCGGCATTACCCAGAACGATGAAAATGTAATGCTCTTTGAATCCCTCTTTCCGTACCCATACACTTGATTCGTCCAAGTTGAAAATCAGCTCCATTGCGTCAGTGATTTGACTGGTTTCGGAGTAGGTCTTTTCCATTGTCTCTCCGTCCCATACGCCAGAAATGCGGAAGCCATTCTTCACAAGCATTTCAAGCAAGGCGAACACAACCCGGCGTTCATTCTTGGCACGAATGTGCATTGGTTCATCCTTGTACAGGATAGCGTCGATCTTCAAATCAGGGACAGCGATAACTTGATGCATGTTATTTTCCTTTCAGTGTGTTGGAGCGTCATAAATCAACCATACTTCACCTTTTACAGCTTCACCCTTACGGGAGACGAGATTACATCCTATTGGCGCTCCAGCGTGTAATAGAGCCAATGAAGCGTATTCATCCTGATTCCGGCTGAAGCCTATCTTCTGCCTGCGCCTACTCTGGTACAGCATTGGAGCTGCGAATAACGGGCCTTCACCCTCTACAGGGCCATCCGTGCCATACACTGTGTGAGCTGCTGTAGGGTTGCCCTTGTCATCCTGTGCAAAATGTTCCATCAGGATAACATAGTGCTTATATTGCCTAGCCACCATGATAGTCTCCTAGTTGCTGGAACATAAAATTCTAGGCCAAAAATTAACGGCCCACAAGAGGCCGTTGTATTTAAAATATCACAGGTGAAATATCACTCCACTGGGATGTAGTCCATTGGGTCACGCTTGTACAGGATGTGAATGTCACCGTTGATGCGACGTTTGATGACAGCGTGCAGTTCGCCAGTATCATCATCCCACACTTCCGCAAGCATTGCTCCGTAGTCGTTCACTTGCATGTGCATGATGCAAGCAGCCACAGCACGGTTGGCGTTAGAGGACGAATTGGTACGTACCTCGTTTTCATGGGAAGCTACTGGTTTGTTCCAATAGGTTGTCTTGATGTTACGGCTCATGATGAACTCCACAAGTTTTAAATTATGGAAGCAACACAACGTCGCCTCCGATAAATACATAGTACTACTTACTTACGTACTGAGTCAAGGACTATTTCGTCCACAAGTGCTCATACCCGCCACAATATGTACGCTGCTGGCAACAGCACGATCCGCACTCTTCTACCTTCGGAGCTGACTTAGTTGGAATCACCATCAGCAGGAACAGCAGCAGAGCAATTGCCACTACCATTAAGCCTACTCCAGCTTTCCATATTGGTTGCTGCGAACGTGGATACTTCATGGCACCCTTACTTGTTTGCCACAGCACGGACACAGAATGTAGGCGTAGTAGTCCCGGCTACCCGTATAGTCCGTGTCGAAGTCCTGCCTACGCTCAGAGAACGTGTATTTCAACAGGCTTGCGCATTGCTTGCACGTGGCGAATTTGTATGCTGCTTCGTTTTTACCGATAATCTCAGGCATGTCTTATCCTTTCGCTGCGCAGATGTTCAACGCAACAATGCCACGTGCATTACGTGCTGCCAAACTAGCAGCAGACATGCACGCCTCTTTACTGTTAAATTCAACTGCTACACTGGTAACAGGACTTTTCTGATACTGGTCAGTAACCAGTGCGAAAATGAGAATCCATTTCATTGAAAATTCTCCCACTGACGTTTGGTATCCGTGCGTTCCCACTGCTTGCCACGCTTGGCCTCTTGGCTACGTTCAGCCTGTTCATTGCCACGTGGTGGACGTGCGTTACGCTCTTTGCGTTGAGTGCGTTCGAAATTAGTATTGCCTTGCATATTACATTCCTTAAGTTAAATTATTGGCGAGATGTTAGCCGACTCGCAGCATTCCACAATCGTTGCAACCGTAGGATAGGTTATCGTCCCACAAGTTCCTGCTACCACAACGGTAGCAACGTCCTGTAAAATCCCCGGTCGGTTCATTATTGGGATTGTTGCACTGCATATCCGAAGATTTGCGGAAGTCCCAAGCCTTGTTTGTATATGGGTTGTAGCTCATGGTTACAGGTAACGACGGCATTCCATCTTCTCAGCTTTACGAGCCTTACGATTTTGGAAGTCAGGATTAGGCGCAGAGTACACCTTACGGCCATACTGCGAACGGACAGGCAATGGGCCAAAGCTACCAGTATAGCGGCCTTCACGCTTGTTACGGCTCATGAACACACGTTCGACGCTCAGGACGTTGGACAAGGCAGCAGACATACTCTCTGAGGCGATGCAGTGGCCGATGTGAGACAGCTTGTAACCATCAGGGTTATTGACGATATTAACAAGAGGGGAGCTAACTTCGACAGGAAAATCGGCAGATTCGACAAACCAGCGCTTGCCTTCAGGAGCATCCTTGCCAGCGTCACGTGCGATGTTGCCGGTGTTGGAAGCGAAGTCACGAGCGAGGGTACGGGTAGCGAAGAAAATTTTGGACATTTCAATTCCTTTAGAGGTTTGGTTAGTAGCGCTACGTAATGTTGCGCAGTAGTTGTTGAAGCAATGAGGCCATTATGCACAAGCTTTTTTAGCTTTGCAAGCACTATTTTGAAATATTGGGAATTTTGTACAACAGGATAAAACGACCGGGGCATTGCACCCCGGCCTTTGCACAGCTTACTTCTTGGCCTTGCCTGAAGACTTCTTAGCTGCTACACGCTTACGGGCTGGAGCACGCTTAGCTACAGGGCGTGGAGAGACGATAGGAGCCGTGGCAGGCATCGGAGCAACTGGAGACGTTCCAACAGCAGCCAGTGCTGCCTGACGCTCTTTAATCAGAGCTTGTGCTTCTTGCTCGATGGCAGCATTGTACTTGACAGTGAGGTCAGCATAAGCTACCTTAGCGTTTTCGTAATCGGTCTTGAAAGATTGCAATTGAGTGTTCAGAGACACAATTTGTTCCTCCACGCTACCAATGGCAGCTTGCATCTGTTGCAGCCGGTCGTTATCTGCCACAGCTTGACGCCACAGGGCAGCGCTAGGCAATTCACCAGCCACAGCAACAGGTGGAGTATCAATCGAAGGAAGGGCGCTTGCCGGTTGCAACACAGACGGCAATACCGATTCCGTTGCTGCCCCGGACAACAGGTTAGGCAGTGGGCGGGACACACGTGGGAGACGTTGACGCAGACGGACAACGGTGTCGCCACGGTTGGTGCTTTGTTTGAAGCGTTCCATCAGTACGCGTTCATCAGCAGCCGACAGCGGGCCGGTTTGATGGTAGTAGTCCAGTGGAACCCAGACAGGGTTGCCAGTGCCGTTCCACGCCTGAATCTTGTTACCTTTCATGGTATCTGCGAGGAACACAACACCTTCTTGTTTAGCAGCGTCGAAACGGCACAGGATGTCGGTAGTCATGGTAGTTCTCCTTAATGGTGGGTAGACACAAAATTTAAGAGGCTTGCTTACGTCCCTTACTAATGTTCGTCGGACAGAGACAAGTTTAGACTCTTTTTTAAGCAGCGCAAGAAGAATTTCAATCGTGCGCAGCAAAAGCCACGAAAAATATGCAACGTTAATAATTGGAAAAAGTTGTTAATTATCAAGGAGATAGGTAACACTAGCTACTTATGTATGGGCATCCAGTATTTTCTTGCGGTGTGACATGAAAACTGCTAATATGTATAGGTGGGCAGAGGCTAAGCCTACGTAGACAGCGATGCTTTGTAAGCTTCGATAGCCGCTGCATTGCCTAAAACTTAACTAACTTGCTAGGAAGCAAGGTAGTGTTGTATTCTCGCAACGTTAGGCGTTGCCAGCATGGATTTTGATGTCCTGAATGAGGAAGTCTCTCTAAGAAAGAACCCAAAAATTCCCCAGTTGGCTTGGAAATTTGAGCTGTATGCTGGCTGGAACAATTTTGAAAATAGTTTGGTAGCACTACTTGACAAGCTACAAAAACACAGGCAAGATGTCATCTTCGACCAATCAAAGGAGAAACTTATGAACGTAGTAGTAGCGATCATTGATGAAGCATTGTCCCGTCTGTGGAACGGGGAAAACGAAAACGACTTCTACATTGAAGGCCAAGTTCAACTTGAACGTTATGCTTGTCATGCAGTAGTTAGGGGAGCAATGGTGGTGCTTGGCATGGACTATGACAGTTCTCAAGCACATGACGAAACTCTGAAGATCACCAAACGCATTGAAGATCGTATTGAGTACTACTTCACTGCTACTTCCTACTTGCGGGAAAAGGATGAGAACTTTGATGAGTCCACAGTGTATGCCCAGAACTTCCGCAAGCAAATGCTGCTGGACATTCGTAACCAACTGATGGAAGAGGCCCAAGGATGAACGCCAACAAAGAAGGTTTGATTGCTCAGATCGAAAGCATCAAATCCAGAATCGTGAAGGATATGTCAGGTTGTCACTACATCTGTGTTCACGCGCAAGGCGAAGTGTTTGAAGAAGACATTGTTAAGATGGTTCGTCGTCACATCGGGAGGGCATACACGCTAGATGCCTTCCTGAAGAAGAAGTGGAAGATGAAGGCTTCTGAGGAATTGGACATCGAAGTAGTCAACAGCTATCGCGTCTGCATGCTGAACAACATGATTAAGATGGTGAAAGAAGGCAAGCATCGTGGTTAAGCGGTGGGAGCCATTTGCAAACTACACTGACAGGTGGGATGGATACTGGACAGCCACATGTGTTCAAGCCCTGAATGGTAGGTACGTACTACACTCTACCTACGTGAACGAGACAGCAAGGCTTCGTGCTCAAATCAAGCGCATGGGCCAGCAAATATCTAATTTACAAACCAAATTGGAGTTAAAATATCATGAGTGAAGCACAGGTAGAATTTGATTCGAAAGTAGTCATTCGTGGTGGCTTCCCAGCAGAAGACTACTCGCAGGAGGATATCAAGAATGAGCCGATGTTCTTCAACTGCGACTTGGATTTTGCTTATAAGCATGGAGGCGAAATTACGAGAGACTTCATCTATTTCATGCCGAGCGATTGGAGGGATAGCAACCCAGTGTTTGATTCCCGTGTTCATATGCTGATGAAGGATTGGTATCCTTGCATACCCGGCTGGCACCATGACGATATTCCACGCAACACTCCTACAGGGCAACCAAATTACGAGAATCCAGCGTATCATTCGGAACACTTGCTGGGACTTGTGAATGCGGAAATCTGTCCAACTCTGTTCATTCAGGACAATGTTATTGTGACGGAGCCTGATATCAACGGTCGCGTCTACCAGACGTGGGATGCAGAGATTCGTAGCAAGCAGTACAAAACGTATGAAGCTGAATCTGGTTTGTACCTGCAATTCAATGCAGACACTTTCCACACAGGTACGAAGGCTAAGGAACAAGGCTGGCGCTGGTTTGCTCGTGCATCACGTAATACAGACCGCCAGCGTACTATCACTAACGAAATCCGGCGTCAGGTTCAGGTATATCTTGAAACACCCGAAGCCGGATGGTAACTAAGGAGAAAAGAATGACCCTGTACCAAATTGTAAAGAGCCTCCAGTCGGCTCAAGGCAACATCGCCAAGCAAGCCATCCTTGATGAAAACAAGGATAATCCACTGTTCAAGCAGTATATGAAGGCTACGTATGACGTAGGTATCAACTACTTCATCAAGAAGGCCCCGAAGGGACGTAACCATAACAATCTCGATTTCCGTAAAGCGGAGATTGATGAAGCTCTGTTCTATCTTGCTGAGCGTCGTCTCACCGGAACTGATGCAAAAGAATGGCTGCAACGTATCATGGACTCGTTGAATCCTGAAGGCCAAGAGCTGATGTCTCTGATGATTGGGCGTTCTATTGGCGCATCCGTTGGCGATACGATGGTGTTAAAAACTTGGCCTGATCTGTATTTCATTCCTCCTTACCAGCGCTGCTCACTGCTGGATAAGAAGGCTCGTGAACGCTTTGCGAAGCTGAAGAAGTTCTACGTACAGACCAAAGCCGATGGCTCGTTTGCGTACGTTGTAAAGCGTATGGATGGCACTGTGGATGTCATCACTCGTCAGGGCAGTAAGTACCCTCAATGGTTTGCTCAGAAGCTTGCGCATGGCCTTGCACCGGGTAAGGTGCTGGTGGGTGAACTGCTTGTGGACGAAAAGATGGAAGGCATGGGTATGCAATCGGTGGAGCGTAAGACTGCCAACGGGTTACTGAACTCCTTACTGAAGGATGGTGAAAAATTCGATGAATTCCGATACGTTGTGCGTATGGAAGCATGGGACTTGCTGACGCAAGAAGAGTTCGAAGCCGGAAAATCTTCTCGCACGTATGAAGAACGATTCGAAGTGCTGGAAACTGCCGTTGTGTTCGGTGGAAGTGGGAATCATATCTCGTGCATTTTCACCGAAATTGTAACATCGCTGGATGAAGCATTCGCTATCTACCAAGATCACTTGCAACGTGGATTGGAAGGTTGTATCATCAAAGACCCTGCTTCCTTGTGGAAGGATGGCACTGCAAAGGACATCGTGAAACTGAAGATCAAGTTTCAAGTGGAGATGCGTGTCATCGGAATGTATGAGGGAGAGGGCAAGGCAAAGGGAATGCTTGGAGGTGTTGTTATTGTGTCTGAAGACTATGGCATTGAGTGCGCTTGTGGTTCTGGCTTTAGCGATGCCCAACGTAAAGAGTACTGGAACAAACCGGGACTCATTGAAGGTGAAGTGGTTGTTGTAGAAGCTAACGACATCACTCAGAGCCGGGAAGCAGGTAAGAAGCCTTCGTTATCTCTGCCGATTTTCGTAGAGGTACGAACCGATAAAACCGAAGCTGACACTACGGAGCGTATCTACGCTCAGTTGGAAGCTGCTAAACAAGGAGTGTAAGATGTACTATTCTTTAGACTTTCTGAGAAAAGTAAAAGCAGGACTTGAACAAATTCGTAACCCGGCTGCTAGGATGAATTGCACAGGCATTTGTTCTACTCTGGGAGACAGGATGGAATATGAGTACCCAAAAGAACGTAATAACTGGCTAAAGGGTAAGTTTATTACGTGGGACGAATTTAGCGGGGATGAAGACTACCCTGTAAAATCTGAATGCATCATGTCTCCAGCCAGCAAGTACGACACCTGCTTTGATATGTGGAATAACGATACGACGTATGGCCGTGCACGTCTTCGTTTGCTGGAATATCTGATTGAACAAGTAGATGCTGATATCAAAGAAGCAGAGGTACAACGATGGTAGTAGAAAAACTTACAGGCCGAACCATGCATCGCTTGCACAGGACACTCTTCGGAAAGAACCTACTGGTGCTACAAGTAGAAGTGCATCGTACTGGAACATATCATTGCCCTGATCCGCAAGACTGGGGCATGTCGTGGGACGTTGATGAAAAGTTCTGGCGAGATGCGACAGTTACAGACCTTCAAGACATCTGTTGCCGAACATCAAGCCTTGACAAATAGATAGGTAAGTAGTAAGATAGCGTTTCTTTACAACCAAACAAGGAGAGAACAATGACTGAACAAGTTTTTAAGGTAGGACAAAAAGTGAAGATCGTAGCGGCGGGTAGCGGTTGCCATCCACGAGACATCGGACAAACTGTGACCATCACTGGTATCAAGGCATACGGTGACGAAATGGGTGTGGAATACGATTGTAGAAACCTGTATGTTGAACAACTATCCTCTTCAGGCCGTTACGTAGCATCCGTACGGATGTTTGAACCAATCAAGGCTAACCTGAGCTTGCCTGTGTTCACGGCTGAAGGCACTCCAGTGGAAATTATCACCGTATCTGGCCGTGACAAGAAGTTCCCAGTGCTGGCATACGAAGGTAAGGCTAAGCTGCCTTCGAAATATACGCTGGAAGGCATCAGCAAGAGTGGTGAAGCTCGTCGCAACCTGACCAACGTCCAAGTGACAGATGAGCCTTCTGAGTACAAGGAAGAAGCTGTTGAGGAAGTAGTGCTGTATGCCAATCTGTACGACGATTCGGAGCGTGGCCTTCGTCGTCTTGATCTTGGCAACGAGTTGTACGAGTCCGTAAATGCAGCCACTGAAAGCTACAAGGAAGGTCGCATCGAGAACAAGAAACACCCTAAGCGTATCGGTGTGGCAAAGGTAACTCTGGTGAAGGGCAAACTGCCTTCCCGTTTCAACAAGGAGGCTAACTAATGGCTGAAATCAAACGTAAGATGGCGTCTGTACGCCGTATTGACAAGCTGGAAGCTATTCCCGGTGCAGACAAGATCGAAACCGCATGGATTGGTGGTTGGCCTGTCGTCGTGAAGAAAGGTGAATTCGCTCAAGGTGATCTGGCAGTGTACTTCGAAATCGATTCGTGGGTTCCGAACAAGGTTGCTCCGTTCCTGACCAAGGAAGGCTATGCCCCGAAGGAATTCAACGGTGTGCAAGGTGAACGCCTGAAGACTATCAAGCTGCGTAAGCAACTGTCACAAGGTCTGCTGCTGCCTCTGCATACTCTCCCAGCTAGTGTCGGCCCAAATTGCGACGAAGGTGAGGATGTCACAGAGGCTCTTGGTGTGCAGAAGTGGGAGCAGGAAGAAAAGACTCCTAACATGCCTCAGAGCCAGAAGACCCGTTCGTTCCCGTATTTCATCCGTAAGACGGATCAAGAACGTGCTCAGAACTACGGTCACATGATTGCACAAAATCTGGACACTGAGTTTGAAGTGACCGTGAAGAAGGATGGTTCCAGCATCACCGTGTTCCGTGTGAACCCAAGTAGCCCGTATTACGAAGATGCTAAACTGATGGTAAAGGGCAAGAAGACCTTCTGGGAACGGGTTGTAGCGTTCTTCAAGCGTGAACAAGACAAGCCAGTGTACGGCATTTGCTCTCGTAACGTTCTGCTGCCGTTCGAAGGCGATAGTAACTTCCACAAGGCTGCTAAGAAGCTGCTGCCATTCATGGAAGACTTTAATGAAGGCTCCGTAGCTATCCAAGCTGAGCTGGTGGCACCTGACATTCAAGGCAACTACGAGAAGGTAAGTGGTGTTGAAGTTCACATCTTTGATGTGTTCGACATTGATAAGCAAGAGTACAAAACTCCACGTGAGCGTACCAGCTTCCTTGGTGTGATGTTTGCACCTAGCTACGTACCACACGCTACCATCGTAGATAAAGGTACACTGCGTAACATCCTGCAACTGAAGGAAGGTGAAGACTTCATGGAAAAGCTGCTTACCTACGCTTCCGGCGAAGGTGATAACGAAGGCGTCATGCGTGAAGGTGTGGTGTTCAAGGCAATGGACAAAGACTTTTCGTTCAAGGTAGTATCGAACGAATACCTGCTGAAGAAAGGCTAATATGGCACGAGTAGAGCATAAATTGTTTGACACTATCATCGCAGAATACAACCTGAAGAACGATAGTGAGATGTGCAAACGTCTGGAAGTAACGCCTCCGGTTGTGAGCAAGATGCGTGTCGGTAAGCTGCCTGTCGGCCCTGTCATGATTCTGAACATCCATGAAACCTTCGGTATGCCTATCAAGCGTATCAAGGAGCTTATCAGGGAATGAAGAGGCTACTCCTAGCTCTCATCCTGTGCATCATATGCCTGCCACTGTCAACGCCTCAACGGCTTGAATACAAGCCTCCTGAAGCTTGGCGGTGCTTGGCGTGGGTTGTCCACGATGAGAGCCGTGGAGAGCCTTTAAAGGGCAGCAGAGCCGTTCTAGACGTAGTATTGTGGCGTATGAAGAAGACAGGAAAGACAGCGTGTGAAATTGTGGCACAGCCGAAGCAGTTTTCCGGCTACAAAGGTGAAAGACAACTCTACGAACTTAGCGATGAAACACTACGTAGGTTCGTAAAGGTTGCCAAGATGAAGCCTGTTGCTGTACAATGCACGCACTTTCATGCAACACACGTACGTCCAGCATGGACAACCAAAATGATTCGGTGCTACCAGATAGGTAGGCACATATTTTATAAGGAGAGAAAACATGGCAACGCCAGCAGAGAAGGCAGGACTGGTAGTAGATAAGCGGATGCGAATCACTAAGATCGACAAAGAGGTGCATGATAAGGCTTCTTGGGGAGTTGATGTTGGTCAGATCATTGAACTGGACAGGGACGATGGCACAACTCATCCATTCGTTAATGTGTACTACCAAGATGGCTCCCCGTATTCGAAAGGAGAAGTTCTTAATCTTGAAACTGTAGAACTGGAAGACGCTTTCAAAGAAGTCCAAGAGGAAGAATCACTAAACTACAACGTCAGCATCGTTGACAACAACACTACCATCGTTCTTCAGAAACGCCTGAGCGTGGAAGAAGTGCATGCCTTCCTGAAAGCGGTAGGTGCATAATGGCTGTCGTCACTACTTACGTTTGCGATGTATCAGGCAAGAGTGGAACTGAACGAAAAGACTTCGTAGACGTTCAAATCAGTGCCACTCATCACATCCCTAGCCCACACTACGCTAGCGGGCATGTCACGAGTAGCGTTAATGTAAAGAAGCTGATTCACAAATACGTAGCAGCCAAGCTTAACCTGCTTCTTCCGCAAGAACAGGAAAAGAGTGAGGCTCCTGAAGTGTCCTTGGAGGGCAAGCTGAAGGCTCTGCTGAAGGACTATGTAGCAGAACTGGTTGAAGAACATATGGAGGAACGATGATCGTTGTAGAAGGTAAATGCGGCATCAAGGCTACGGTGCTGGCACATAGCGTAAGCCCTCAAGGCATTGAGATGATTACGTTCGAAATCGAGTACCCCCGCCTGATTCTGGCAGAACTGAACACTCACCGGGACAAATCTCGTAACAGCTTCAGTAGCCGTGCTGTGCCATTCGAAAAGATGATTCAGCAGCTTACGGGTCGGCCTGTACGCTTCGGTGCGAACCAAGCGGGTATGCAGGATAAGGGTGAAGATTTCAAAGCTGCGGTGAAGTACAAGAAGAGTCTGCTGAATGGCGTACCTGAAGACATGTCAATGGATGTATTCAGTGCGTGGGAGTGGGCCAAGCAAAACGCAATCTGTCACGCAAAGGCGCTGTATGAAGCTGGCTACCACAAGCAAGTGTACAACCGTCTGCTGGAACCGTTTCAGATGATGAAGACTGTCATCAGTGGTACAGAGTGGGCTAACTTCTGGTGGCTTCGTGATGATGAAGCAGCAGACCCTACGATTGCTGAACTGGCACGTTGCATGCGTGAAGCCCAGCGTAAGAGTAAGCCTTTCTTGCTACATGCTGGTGAATGGCACTTGCCTTATATTGACATGAACATTGCCATCATGCCTGACGGTAGCCGTGAGCAAATCTTCACTATCGATGAGCACTTCATCCTGAAAGGAGAGAACAAGCTGCTGCCGCATTTGACTCTGGAACAGGCCATCAAAATTTCCTGTGCTCGTTGTGCAGCCGTGTCCTATCGGAACGAAGGCTACGGACTGGAGAAGAGTCTGGAAGTGTATGACCGTCTGGTAGGAAGCGAGAAAAAGCATGCTTCTGCGTTCGAACACTGCGCTACGCCGATGGCCACACGGCAAGGAATGCCAATGTCTATCTGTGGCCGCGTGAATCTACCTTTCTCGCCGGGCACGTGGGAAGAAGGTATTTCGCATGTTGACCGTAAAGGCAACCTGTGGTCGGGCAACCTGAAGGGCTGGATTCAATACCGTAAGCTGATTAAAGGGGAAAATTATGAAGGGGAAGAAATCGCTTGAGTACCGGCTTCAATGTGCGCTTCGTATTGCTCAGCTTGATCCTAATGCAAGTGTAATCTACGCAACAGGAAGTGTAGAGAAGGCGAACGATGTGTGGCACACGTTGATTAATCTGGTAGGGAAGCCAAATGGATTCTCATACAGACTAATTCAAAGGGAAGCTCGACATGACGGTGGAGGCTTCTTTAAAGTGCTGCCAGTTTGTGAACCCTACTGGCATTACGGAGGCTGGCAGATGAGTCATCTGTGGTTAGACGAAACACTCTCACGTGCAGGAAGAGAAGCAATCTCATCTCGTCATAGAAGCGCAAAGGAGCATAACTACGAGCCTCCGGGTATCTATGATGAGTATGGCGTTACAAGGAGAATGGACTACTGATGCAAAACAAATGGGGCATTGACTTGTCTTACCCTCACAACTGTCAATGTCCTCGTTGTGCCAGAAATGGACGAGACACGGCGAAGGACAACCTGCAAGTTTATGGAGAGGGTAAGGGCGCTTACTGCCATGCGTGCGAATTCACAATCTTGAGTGATGCAGAGCGAGAGGCACGCGGGATTGATTTTGAAGATGAGGAAGAGGAAGTGAGCACAAGAGAGCGACTTACAAAGGAAGAAAATGAAAAGATTAAGAGCTACACCGGCCTCAAGTGCAAGGGCTGGCGGGGCATCAAGGACGAAACAAATAAGTTCTTTGGTATTCGTTATACCTACGACGAAAACACAGGAGAACCAGATGCACAGTACGTACCAACTACCATCAACGGAGAGCTGGTTGGTTACAAAGTACGCACCTTCCCAAAGGACTTCTCCAGTCCTGTAGGGTTGGTAGGCAAGGATTGTGATCTTGCTGGACAGTTCCGCTTCCAGAACGGAGGTAGAACACTTCTGTTGGTGGGTGGTGAGGTGGACTTGGAATCTGCTTACCAAATGCTGGCAGAGTATCAGGCTTCTCGTGGCTATGAGCCTATCCCTGTGGTATCACCCACTGTTGGAGAGACAGGCTGTGTGAAGCAGGTACAAGCGCAGTATGAGTGGTTCAACAAGTTCGACAAAATCATCATTGGCATGGATAATGACGCTGCTGGTGAAGCTGCTGTACACAAGCTGGCTAAGGTGCTGCCGAAGAATAAAGTGTACGTGGCAAAGTGGAGCAAGAAAGACCCGAATGCTATGCTTCAAGCAGGCATGGAGAAGCAGTTCGTCAACGATTACTTTAAGGCTAAGCCGTACACGCCGGATGGTATCGTAGGTGCTGCATCGCTGGCAGATAAGATTCGTGAAGCAGCAGCAATGCTCAAGATTCCTCTGCCTCCGTTCATGCACCGTCTGCAAACAATGATGGCTGGTGGTATCCCGCTGAAGACGATTATCAACCTCGGCTCCGCATCGGGTACAGGCAAGAGCACCATCATTGACGAGATGACCTACTACTGGATTTTCAACAGTCCGTACAAACCGGGGATCGTTACTCTTGAGAGTGATTCAGGCCAGTATGGTACGAAGATTCTTAGTCGTCACCTTGGACGGAAGATTGACCTGATCGAAGATGTCACCGATAAGCTTGCGTATCTGGATTCGGACTACGTTCGACAGAAGGAGAAGGAGCTTTACTTCCGTGAAGATGGTAGCGAACGCTTCTATTTGATCGAAGACCGTGACGGTGGTTTGGATTCGATGAAGGAAAAGATTGAACAGCTCATCATCGCATGTGGATGTCAGCTTATCATTCTCGACCCTCTGCAAGACATCTTGGATGGTATGAGCAACGAAGATCAAGCAGTGTTCCTTAAGTGGATGAAGGGCATGGTGAAGAGCCACGATGTGACGTTCATCAACGTGAACCACGTACGTAAGAGCCAAGGCGGCAAGCAAGCTAACTCGACTGGTGCAGACCTGTTCGAAGAAGATATGCAAGGTTCGTCTTCCATCTTCAAGTCTGGTGCATGTAACCTGCTGTTCAACCGTAACAAGGAAGCAGAAGACGAAATCGAACGTAACACCACTAAGATGAAGGCTTCGAAGATTCGTTGGACTGGTCGTACTGGCGTAGCTGGAGAGTACTACTACGACAACGCAACACACACCATGTATGACAAGGAAGATTGGCTGGCAAAGAATGGTGTGAAGGAATTTTAACAACCTCGTAGGTAGTGTTAGCTACCTACTAACAAGGAGAACAAATGAGTAAAGCAACCAACAAAGTAACTAACCTCTTCCGTAACACTTACGTTGTCATCGGAGACAATGGCCCCGATGAAGACCTTCAACGCGCAATGTTCCAGATGGGCTTCCGCTGGGGTGGCGATAAGAATCGTAAGATTGATAGGCTTGCACAAAACTACATTCTTGTAGATGAAAATTTCGAAATGTGGTTTACCAGTGAAAAAGGTATTACTGATCCTAACCACTATAGCTGCAATGAGCCATGTGTCGAAGTCCCTCGGAGTTCTGTTATCAAAGCTTCCGAGAAAGTACGTAAGATCAAGCGTAAGGAAAGCAAGGAACAGAAGAAGCGGGCTGCACGTCGTAAGTGGGTGAACAACTCCACAATCAACAACGGCCGGAAACCTGTTGCGGATGACGAACTGGTAACTATTCGTCGGAAAGATGGAGAAATTCGTTCCGGCTTTGCTGGTAGTTTCGATTGGGGTGTTTATGGCTATGACCAAGACATCGAAAGCTACAAAGTGCTGAAGCGTAATAAGCATCACCCAGTACCACAAGAAAGGACTGTCACGCTTGAAAAAATGCTGACCGATGTAGCTTGGGACTTGGGTAAGGGCGTAGCGATTCCTGTGCATGATATGGAGTACAGCGGCAACGTCATCAAAGCACCGGGAGAGTACACGCTTGCACCTATGGCTGAAATTAAAGGTGAAGCTGTACCCGACACTAACCCTAAGCGTCAGTATGGTGTGGCATCCGTACCGCTGAACATGTGGAGTCCTCTGGCCTCTGCATACGGCTCTCTGGGCCTGTACAACGGTGCGCTGAAGTATGGCAAGGCTAACTTTGCTAACACTCCGGTGGAGGCTTCGATTTACATTGCTGCTGCATTCCGTCACCTGTCGGCTTGGGCATGCGGAGAGGAATACGATCCTGCTGATGGTGTGCCGAATCTGGGCGGTGTGCTGGCTAATATCGCTATCCTGCTGGAGGCTCGTGCTGCCGGTACGCTGATTGATGATCGACTGAAGATGGCTGGCTACCTGAAGGAAATCGAAAAGCTGAAGGAAATCGTGAAGCACCTGAACAAGCTGCACGAAGGTAAGAACCCTAAACACTACACGCTGGAGGAAAAATAATGGCACCAGAAATTATGATGTACAGCGGCAAATACTTCAACTTTCTATCTCCAGAAACCTCGGAGTTCACGATTGAAGACGTTGCACTTGCCCTGAGCCGCATCAACCGCTACACCGGGCATACGCGCTTCCCTTACTCGGTAGCTCAACACTGTGTGCTTGGTAGTTTGCAGTTTAAAGACAAGGGCATGGCATTGGAGTTCTTATTGCACGATACGTCTGAAGCGTTTATGGGCGACGTAGCAACTCCGTTGAAGCTGATGCTACCTGAGTACCAAGCAATCGAGAAACGTGTTGAGAAGGCCGTTGCAGAGCGTTTTGGCACAAACTTCCCGATGCTGCCTGAAATCAAGGAAGCAGACCTTCGTATGCTGGCTACTGAGGTGATCCAGTTGATGCCTCCAGCGGCACAGCAGTGGGAAATCTTGCGTGGCGTACAGCCATATAAGATCGATATTGATCCGTGGTCGCCTGAACATGCTGAATGGCAGTACAAGCGCCGTTTTAACGAACTTACTGGAAAGGAACGCTAATATGTTGGCATTGTTTGGATTCTTGGTTTGCTGGGCCTTCCAAGCTCCGTGGTACTGGTGGGTGCTGGGCTTCCTGTGCCTTGCCCTTGACGCATAAATAAAGCCCCTTCGGGGGCTTTTCCTATTTATGAGAGGCATTGACTTTATTACGTAGCTAGCGTACACTACGTACTTAACCAACTTAGGAGAACCAATGAAGAAAACTGAGCAACAACTGAAGTGTATTGCTGCGGCAGTGAAGTATGCGCTCGTGAAGATCGAAGCTGGAGCTGGCTCCGGTAAGACCACGACGCTGAAGATGATTAGTGAAGCTATCCCAGAAAGCTCCCTGTATGTGGCCTTCAACAAGGTAACTGCGGTAGAAGCGACTGAAAAGTTTCCTCGTCATGTCAACTGCAAGACCACACACAGCATCGCTTATGCCAAGTATGGCAAGCGCCTGCAAGACAAATTGAAACGCCCAACTGGTGGCTACAAGAACGTAGCATTCACCGGCACAGAGATTGCACGCTTCTACAAAGTAGGGTGCATCATTGATGACATGGGCATCATCGTAACGACCGAGAACGCTATCGGGCTGTTCGTACGTCTGACGGTGGAACGATTCGAACAATCGGCTGACAGCACCATCAAGGAAAAGCATCTGCCGAAGCTGGACATGGACAAAACGCTGAAGGCTGATCCAAAGTCCGGGGAGTACGTATTGCGATTGGCTAAGAAGCTGTGGGAAGATCGTATCGACCCTACCACGGATGTGCTGGCAACGCACGATACGTACTTGAAACAGTTCCAACTGAGCAAGCCGAATCTGGGCTACAAAGTGATCTATCTTGACGAAGCACAGGACTCCACTCCTTGCGTACTGGACATCGTAATGTCGCAGGAAGCTTACGGAACGAAGATTATCCTCGTCGGTGATCGCAAGCAGGCTATCTACGGCTGGCGTGGTGCTATCAATGCCATGCAACGTATCGAAGGCCATAGCGAATATCTGACCCAGAGCTTCCGCTTCGGGCAAGGTGTGGCTGATGTGGCTACTGCTGTGCTGATGGGCCAGATGGTGTTGACAGGCCGAGATGACATGCCATCGAAGATTGGCGGTGAAGGTACGGTGGATAAGAACAAGCCTTACATGTACCTGTTCCGTACAAACTCTGGCCTGCTGTATTCTGCTGTCAAGGCTATTCAGCGTGGCGAACAGATCAAGCTGGAGATTGACGTAAAAGACTTCATTCGTGTGCTGCAATCGGCGTATGCACTGCGTGAAGGTGATATGCGAAACGTCAAACATGAGAACATTCTTCCGTACCCTACGTGGCAAGAGTACAAAGAGGAAGCTCAGAAGATGAAGGGTGAGATGATTCGACTGGTGAACATTATTGAAGGTGGAGACTACTTCAAGTTTATCCGTACGCTGGAAGGCTACCAGAATCCTACGCATGCTAATACCGTGTACACCACTGCTCACAAGGCAAAGGGACGAGAGCATGACCAAGTGCTGTTGGCAGATGACTTCCCAAGCCACTATGACGGTGGTGAGTTCATCGGGCTGGCAGAGATGGAACAGAACCTTCTGTACGTGGCTGTAACTCGTGCTCAACGTGTTCTGGAGCTGAATGATTCTGCGCGTGAAGCCATCGACTACTACAAGAACGACGGAGCATTCAAGAGCATGATGAAAGGTTTGGAAGCTGATGCACCAGATGGCTATGTTCAGTACGGTGAAGGTATGCCTTACGATGACCTACGTGGCGATATGGCAATCTATACGCAAGAACTGGAAGAGCGAAGGCAAGCAAGCGAAGAAAGGGAGGCCGTTACGTACTACGCTGACGGTTCAGGCTTTCGTCACGCCAGCGGCCCAAGTGGCCCCTTGTACTTTGACAAGTTCGGCAACACCTAAGATTCAAACACACGAGGAATGGGTAGCTGCTCGGAAAGCTGAAGGATATTCAGACGAAGATATAGCAACCCTTCCATTTTAAGGAGAGAACATGGCAACTAAGTATCGTTTGATAATGCTCCGACCGAATCACAAGTACACTGTGTGCTCCCTTCGCACAGAAGATGGGAAGCTGATCGAAGGTGCATGGACTAAGGATCGCTCTCTTGTTGAGAGGACAAAGGCACAAATTCAGGAAGATTTCCCTGAAGAGACGTATGCAATTTTGGAAGTGTAAGAAAGGAGTAGTGAATGGGAAAGCAAGTAGTATGGGATAAGGAGGCAAAGAACCTCCTGAACTCAGACTCTATTGATTACCTTGCTTCCCCGTATCGTTTGAAAGACCCGGAGTTCGTTCACTGCACCGGGTTTGTAGATGTCAATTCGGATGACGAATGGCTGTTCGGGCCAGAGGATGTGCGCAAGCACAGACACGTTGAGTTCATCATGGAAGAGGTTGACGAACTGATTGGTCACAACACCATCAGCTATGACCACTTGCTTGAGAAACTTGACACTGGCCTCAACTACACCATCGGATGTAAGAAGCTTGGCATCCCTGATACGGTGGAATACAAGGGACGTGTAAAGCCAATCCGCATCACCGATACGCTTGTTATGTCAAAGACGCTCAACCCTGATCGTCTGCAACATAGCATTGAGTACTTCGGTAGCATTCTTGGCCTTGAGAAGATCAACTGGAGAGCGAAGGCTGTAGAACTGGGCCTGATACTTCCAGACTCCGCTAAAGGTTCTGAATTCCGTGTATGGCACCCAGAGATGGGCATCTACATGATGCGTGACTGCCACGTCAATAAACGTGTCTATCGCCACCTGATGAAGGAGTGGGGAGACTGGGACTGGGATGACGCCTACGAGCTTGAGAAAGCTGTGGCTGAAATCATCACCCGACAGGAACATCGTGGATTCGCGTTTAACAAGGCTAAGGCTGTGGAGAACGTTCGATTCCTTGATGCGAAGATGGAAGAACTGCGACAGCAAGTAGAGCCATTGATTCCTCCTAAGCCGTTGACTAAAACTCGACTGGCTGACATGACGCCTACAGCGAAACAGTTCAAGAAGAATGGTGAACCAACTACGCACATTCTGAACTTCGCCAAGAAGCATGGTGGTGAGTTTGTGGAAGTAGATGGAGTGTGGCAAACAGAGCTGTACGGAACCAAGTATGTACTGCCGATGGAAGCTGAACCTATCCTGACGGAAGAGCCAGCCAAGCTTGACGATACTCTGCACATCAAGCAGTGGCTTGTGTCGATGGGCTGGACTCCTACGCAGTATAAGGAACGTGACCTGACGGTAGATAGCAAGAAGAAGAAGCTGACGAAAGAGAAGTTCATCGAAGCTGTAACGAAGTGGGTTGACCAAACTTTTGACAGTCCGTTCAAAGCGGATAGGTTGGAAGAACTGGAGTACTCCACTCGCGTTGACAAAGCTTACGTGTTGAGGCGTCTACTGGACACCGATCACATGAAGCGACCGCTGAAGGTCTACACCAATCCTACGCTAACAATCGGTATGGAGAAGGAGATTGACCCTGAGCTGGAGAAGCTATCGGAGAAGTTCCCTTACGCCAAGGAGATTTCGCACTACCTGACGTACAAGCATCGTCGAAATTCCATCCTTGGTGGTGGCATTGATCCAGACGATGACGAGGATATGCAGAAGGGCTGGATGTCGGTTGACAGGATTGATGTTGACGGACGTATCCCAACCCCAGCAGATACTTGCGGCGCTGCTACGAGTCGATTTAAACACCGTCTGGTGGCTAACATCCCTCGTGTCACTTCGATGTACGGTGCAGAGATGCGTGAGCTGTTTGGCGTTGATGAGTATTTCTACCAGCTTGGCTACGACTTTGACTCGCTGGAAGCAAAGGTGGAAGCACACTACACCTATCGTTACGAAGGTGGCCCTGAATACGGTGTATCGTTGACCGCTGAGAAGCCTAACGATTGCCACTCTGTTCTGGCTGCTAAGATCACGGACATTCTGGGACGTAAGTTCCCTCGTTCGACAGCGAAGAATGTGAAGTATGGTTGCTCGTATAACGCTCAGGTTCCACGTATCGCTAAGACCGTGGGCTGTTCGCTGGACGATGCTGCAATCATCTTCAATACGTTCTGGGAACAGGCGTATCCGTTGAAGGCCCTGAAGGAAGCTATGCAAGCCTACTGGGAGACGACAGGCGGGAAGAAATTCTTGCTTGGTATTGACGGAAGGAAGCTGCCAATTCGTAGCAAAGGTAACGTGATTAACACTGCGTTCCAAAGTTGCGGGGTGATCTGTGCCAAGCGTGCTATGGTGCTGCATGACCGCTACCTGAAGGAAGAAGGCTTGTCCGTGGATTACTTCGTGGACGACTGGAAGCAAATGCTTGCTGATAAGGCTCACTTTGCACAGCAACTGATTGCCTACCACGATGAAGCTCAATGCGAGGTAAGCAAGGCTAGTGTCAAGTTCCAGATGTTCAAGTTCGAAGGACCGTACGAGGTGAAGAACGAAGCAGGGGAGATGGAGTTGTCTGCCAATGCCAAGGCTGCTAAGAAGGCAGCACAGGCGTTTAAAGAGGCTCAAACCGATAAGGTATGGTCTGACATCGGCCACACCGATAAATGCTTCTACGTAGCGTATAACCGTGCTGGAGAGCTTGCAACGAAAGCTGTTACCGACGCTGGTAAGTACTACAAGCTTAAGGTAGAATTGACCGCTGGCTACATGTTGGGAACCAACTGGGCTACTTGTCACTAATGTAAAGGAGATATGATGTTTGTAGCAGAAGAGTATTACGAAGGGAAGAAGGCTTTCCGAGAGGGTTGGGATATCTCAGAGAATCCCTATCAGGAAAGCACACAAGAGCATCAGGACTGGCTTGATGGCTTCGAAGATGCTGAAGGCGAATCATCGTTGGGTGTAGCGTGAACGGATGCGACCTGCAAGTGGCAATCATGTGCGGTATCGTAGGATTTATGTTAGGATTCTTTTCGAAAAGGAAATGAAATGGAACTGGTAATCGACGCTATAGTTGATGGTATTGTGAAGACTCTTCTGGTAGTTGCAGCAATCGGTGCTGTCATCGGCTTCGCAATCGGAAAATTGTTTTAAAATAAGTGTTGACAGGTAGGTAGGAAGCTAGTACTATCTCACCTGTCGCAACCAAGAACGCAGTGATTAACTAACTAAGGAGAAAATGATGTTTGGAATGCTGGAAAAACTGACCAAAGCTGCCGTTGGCGTAGTGGTCGAAACGCCTCTGGCTGTAGCAGCCGATGTGGTGACTCTGGGCGGTAGCCTGACTGACAAGGCTAAGCCATACACCGCCACCGCTGTAGAGAAGGTGGTGAAAAATGTGCAACACTCTACCAAGTAAGGAGCAAATCGTGGTTTATTTCTTTGTCATCGTCGTCGTAGTAGCACTCGTTATGCTGCTGTCACCGGAGAACTAAATGGGTCAAGCTAAACAACGTGGCACCTTCGAACAACGCCAGCAGCAGGCATACGACCGTATTGATGCAAACATCGAAGTGCGGAAGAAAGAGCTGGAAGAGCTGGAAGCGTTCGAAAAGCGTCAACTGAACACTATGCAAGACTACGTAACTAACGTAGTTGTCAAGAACATGGAACGTGTGCGTGATCCTGTCGCAAAGGCACTGATTAACGCAGATTACAGCCAGCTTGAACTTCGTGTTTTTGCAACACTACCGGCTGAAGAACAACAAAAAATGATTGACAGCTTGCAGAAGTAAGTAGATAATACTGCTTCCTAACAACCAACTAAGGAGAAACAATGAAAAAAGTATTCGCAATTATCGCTATGGCCCTGTCCCTGTCTGCTTGCCACATCGTAGACACCGGTAAAGTAGGTCTGCGCAAGAACTTCAACAAGACCATCGAATCTACTGAGCTGGCCGCTGGCTCCATCAACCAGACCTTCGTTGGTAGCGTCATCGAAGTGCCTGTGAAGGAAATCAGTGTGGATGTGATTGACCAAACGCCAATCGCCAAGGACAACTCCACGATGTCTGACTTCGATGCCACGATTGTGTACAACATCAATCCAACGGCTGTGAGCGACCTGTACGTCAACAAGAGCCAGATGTTCCACGAGTACAACAGTGAAGGTGAAGTGCTGCTGATGCATGCGTACCTGAAAACTACCGTACGTAACGCTATCTACAAAGTGGCCCGTGAATATGATGCAATGGCGATGAATGACGCTCGACAAGACATCGAGAAGAAAATTCTGGATCAAGTGCATGCAACTCTGGCAGAAGAAAAGCTGGATACCTCGCTGATTGTCACTCAAGTGCAAGTGAAGAGCATGAAACCTTCGGAAGCTATTACTCGTGCTGCTAACGATTTGGTGAAAGCTAAGTCTGAGCTGATGGCTAAAGAAGTCGAAGTGAGCACTGCCAAGAAGGAAGCTGAGCGTATTGCCGCCCTGAATGCGAACGCTGGTGCAATCAACTACATGAATGCTCAGGCACAGCTTGAAATCGCTCGTGGCATTGCAGCCGGTAAGGTGAACACCATCGTGGTTCCTTACGACTTCAAGGGCATCGTGAACGCTGGTAGCAAGTAATACTGTCGTGCGGCATAGGGCAACAAAAGCTATGGTGGATGCCACCAGAAAGGCCCGTAAAGCGGATTACCTTAAACTGGTGGCAGCAGCTAGCGAAGTAGTTATCAATTCACGGAGGGGGAGCTTATACGATCAATCCAGAAGCGGGGAGAACGAATATGTATTGGTAGAGTTCCCCTACTTCGTGAAATTTCAAAGTGGTTTCCCGAAAGGACAAATCATTGAGAAAACAAAAACGAGCAATGTCCACAGAATCAACGCTGTCAGACTTCTCGACTGGTTACACGAACAAGGGTACAGCAAACACTCTGCTACACAGCTAGTGCAACGTACCAAGGGCTACGATAGTTTGTATCGGAGCATTGAGCGAATGTTTGAATAGGAGAACAAATGGAATTCAAAGTAGGTCAACTGGTGTTGGCTCAAAATGCAGCACCCTTGCCAGAACTGGATGGTGCTATGGTAGACTTCATCGGTCGGCTGGAAAGCATTGATGGTGATGACGTAGTAGTACGTGCTTATGACGGTGAAGCATGGCCTTCGAAGCTGTCTGCTCTGAAGCAAGTGGTACATTATGATGTGACCAAGAGCTTTTACGTTGCAAAAGGCAATAATGCAAACGTGTTCGCAATCGACCATCCCGATCCGAGCATTTTCCCGAATGAATGGGTCACTACCTCTGTTGTGAAAGAAGTTGACCCGTACACCGGCTTCTTCGAAACTCGCAACACTTTGTACATGGCAAGTTACGTGGCAGGCGTGAAATCACCATACCTTCCGTAACAGCTCTTGACAAGAAGCGCTACTTAGTGTAAGATAGCGGTTCTAAAGCAACCAACTTTAAATTTTAGGAGAAAACAAATGGCAATTAAGAATATGTCTCTGCATCGTATCATCGCAGAAATCAAAGCATCAGAAGAAAAGCTGCAAAGTCTGAACCGTGAAACGTTTGTGTTCACCGTTCCAGTGGATGACACCGCGAACATCGCAGAAGGTAAGCGCCTGTCGCAATCCAACTACGATAAGGTAGCGGCACTGCTGGCTAATCTGGCTGTACTGAAAGCTGCCCGCAACAAGGCAAACGCTGTCACCGAAGTAACCATCGCTGGTGTGAACATGACCATCGATCAAGCTTTGGCGAAGAAATCTGCTAACGTCTACCAACTGAACTTCCTGAATACCCTGCGTACTCAGTTGAATGCTGGTAAGGCTCAAGTGGATCAAATTCAGAACCAGATTGAAGCGAAGATTGCTCAGCAAGTGTCTGCTGCCTCCCAAGGCACCAAGAAAGCTTCTGAAGAAGAAATCGCTGTCTTCCGTAAGCTGGCTGAACGTAATACCAAGAAAGAAGTTGTCGTGTTCGATGGTCTGAAAGCAAACGTCGATAAGATGGCTGCTGATCTGGAACAGTTCAACATCGAAGTGGACTACGTTCTGTCCGAAGCTAACGCCACTACTAAAGTGGACGTGGAGTTGGTGTAATGTGGGAATATGTGAATGATACAACCCAACGTCTGCAAGTGCATGGCGGATGGTTGTACCGTACCAAACCTGTTATGTCAGGGCCTAGCACACCATTTGCAATGTGCTTTGTGCCAGATGCAAGTGTAGACCGAGCAAACTAAGTAGTAACCTGAGTCCTCATTTACCAGAGGATGTGCATAGCAAAACAAGAATCTATCCCGTCATAAGCCCTAGGACGGAAACTAAGGGCTAACACTTAAGCTAAGGTATAGCAATCGACTTTTAATCGATGATGCTTCCGGGTAGTTCCGGAAACTGTATGGGTTGTAGTTGAAAGTTTGACGCTGAAAGCTTAAAGGTTATGCTAACTCGGGGCGTATTGAGAGACATACGCAGTTAGCATTAAAGTTTGTAATATGAAAGATTACCCTCCCCTTAGTCGGGAGTTGTAGCTAAACGCTTCTTTAATCTTCCACTACAAGTTTTGACAGCCAAGGATGGAGCTTTATGTTTGATAGGAAGGTGCTATGCATCGTCCTTTGCTAAATGAGGACTCAAATTAACCAAAAGGAGAAATATGAAACGTGCTGACTTTATGACTGCTGCCCAGTCCCGTGCAATGGGCAACGCACCTCGTACCCACGAGAACTGCCGCCGCTTGCTGAAAGAAGCAAAGCTGAACCCAGTGAATCGTCCGGGTAAAACTGCAAAAGACCGTGCTCTGAAGGGCCGTTAATCAATAATGGGACGTTAGTTCAGTGGATAGAACACGGGACTTCTACTCCCGGCTGTCGAGGGTTCGAATCCTTCACGTCCTACCAACAAAGGAGAAAACAATGCAAGTAGTAGCTTTTATCGTCGGCCTAGCGGTGTTCTTTTTCAAGGCTTTCGTTGTTCAAACGCTGTTCAATTGGTTCTTGGCTGGCCCACTGGGAACCCATGTAATGACCTTCACAACGTCTATCATGTTCCTTTGGGTAGTCACAATTGCTTCGTTCAACATTCATGTTAAACATGAGTCTTACGACAAAGCTGATGAACGAATCTCTGCGCATATCATGGCGTTCTTTGTGTACGCTTTTCTGCTGGGCATTAGCTGGCTGATGCACCTAGTTTAAGAGTTAAGAAGGACGAAATAGAGCCGTAAGTGTCCATAAATAAGACGGCATATTGCGTATGAGCGAAAGCCTACGAACCAAATAGTAAAGGAAGCAAAATGAGTTTGAAACCAAAATCGAATGGCAACGGTGGTAACGGTGGCAATTTCGAAAATCGTAATTTCCCTGTGCCTAAATCCGGTGCTCGTCGTGCTCGTGTCTCCCTGATCGTTGATCTGGGTACTCAAGAGCGTGATCCGATTTGGCAAGGCCCTGATGGCAAGCTGTGCAAGGAAGATGCACCGGGTGCTGTTAAGAAAGACCAAAAGCCAGCGCATCAAATCGCTATTTTCGCTGACCTAGTGAATGACGTTGTGGATTACGGTGGTGACATCGGTGAAGCTCAATACCGTCTGCTGCTGAACAAAGCGTTCAAAGGCGACATCCAAGGTATCAACTTCTACCACTGCCCTCCGATGGACAACAAGGGCAACATCATCGAAGGTAAGAAGTGGTCCTACCACGCTCAATCTCTGCTGACCAAGCTTGGTGATGCCATCGGTATTGACAACTTCGGTGTGCAAGATGAGACTGATGATGTGGCACTGCTGTTGAACGGCCAGTTCATCGCTGAAGTGGATGTGAAGGAGACCAACTCCGGTAAGCAGGACAAAGACGGTAACGATATCATCTACAAGAACGTCAACTTCAAGAAGGCTTCCAAGGTCGCTCCAGACATCAAGGAAGACGAGAACGGCAATGAAATCGAGGTGATCCCAACCTTCGCTAAGCTTCGTCAAGCTCCGCTGCTGATTTCCTTTGACGATGCTACGAAAGAACAGGTGAAATTCCTGCGTCGTGACATCATCAAGAAAATCAAGGCATCGAGCGACTACGAAGGTAGCCAGATTCAAAAGGCTATCGAAGAGTACGAAGCTGAGAACGGTGGTGCAGAAAAGGAAGAAGCTGAGAAGCCAAAAGCTAAACCAGCAGCTACCCCTAAGAAGCCTGCCACTCCGAAGAAGCCAGTTGTTCAGGACGACGATCCTAACGACGACATTCCTTTCTAATAGCTAAGTAACACTAGCTACATACGCCCATCTATCTTAACGGGTAGATGGGCTTTTTCAATGGGAGAAAGCTATGTCACGAAGTAGTTTCGGGATAAAGATTCTGGCCGCAAGATACAAAGAAGAGATGGAAGCTGCGCAGAGAGGGCTTGAAAGGGTTCAATCTCAATGTAAGCATCCTTACGCATCTAAGGTCGCAAGGTCAGACACAGGCAACTGGGACAAGTCTGACGATTCATACTGGTATGACTGTGTATGTCCTGATTGTGGAAAGAAATGGCAGGAGGATCAATGAGTGAAGCAAGAGATAAGGTAGAGCAAGCCCTGAAAGAGGGGAAATACGTCTACTACCATGTATGGGTATTCTACGAAACAGGGTACTCCTGCGGAGAAGGATGCTGTGATGATTCCGGCAATACCTTAGAAGACACGATGGATACCATCGAACGCTTCTGCGGAGGGGATTGGGAGGATGTGAAAATTGACGACTGAAAAACAATTTCCAGAGCTGGTGTGCATTGACGGTGATATTCTCGCCTACCGTGCAGCAGCAGCGAATGAGAAACGATTTGTAGAAGCTGTCCACAATGAGACAGCAGAGAAATACGAGTTCGATACAGCAACGAAGTTTAAGGAGTGGGCTGGAGACACTAAAGACGAATACACGCTGACACCGGGACAGAAAGCAGGGAAGCTACAGAATGCTTTCCACATCCTGAACCAGATGATTCAGAACATTGTCACAGCATGCAAGGCTACCAGCTATCATATCGTCGTAAGCGGTGAAGATAATTTCAGGCTTGATCTTCCACTACCTACCCGGTATAAGGATTCGCGTAAGGACAATATGCGACCCCTGCAACTGAAGGATTGCAAGAACTACCTGATTAACATGCACAATGCTGAAACGAGCGTAGGCAAGGAAGCAGATGATGTTCTTGTGGCCTACATGGTTGCTGGACATACGCAAGCATCGATTGATAAGGATGCCAATCATGGCCCCGGAAACGTGTTCAACTGGGACAACATGACTGAACCTGAATTCATCTCTGGCTTCGGTGAGCTGATTCTCATCGAGAAGGAGACAGCACGTAAAACTGCTGCGGGTAAGCCTGTCATTGAAAAGAGCGTCAAAGGCAAGGGACGAGTATGGTTGTACTTCCAGATGATCTTTGGTGATCCTGTAGACGCTTATAAGCCTTGTGAGCTGGCTAAGGCCAAGTTCGGTGAGATTGGAGCGTATGAACTGTTGAAAGGCTGCAAGAACGATAAGGAAGCTCTGGAAGCTCTTGTTCGCCAGTATAAGCAGTGGTATCCGCAACCAATCACATATCGAGCATGGGACAACTCTTTGCAAGAAAACAAGAGCTGGTTGGATATCTGGCAACTCTATGCTGATTGTGCATTTATGCAACGTTGGGATGGAGACAGGTTCGTAGTGAAGGATGTACTGAAGAAGATGGGAATTGAACATGACTGCTAAGGCCCCTAAAACGCGCTGTAGCGGGACGATGACCGAAGCAGCATACTTGGCTTGGATTCGTTCTGCTTTGCGCTCTAAGAGCCTCAGATGGCCTCCTAGGAACGAAGCACTGGTTGCAGCAAGGCGACCTTACAAAGGCCCGAATAAACTCCAGAAATGGGAGTTTGGGTGTGCAATCTGTAAGCAGTGGTTTAAAGCCAAGGAAGTATGTGTTGACCATTACCCTAAACCAGCCGGGAGCATCCTGTCGGTGGCTGATATTGGCGAGTTTGCTAATAATCTGTATTGTGAAGTAGACAACTTGCGAGTGTTGTGTGAGCCTTGTCACTCTGTCCACACGCTGGCAGAGGCAGAAGGTGTGACATTCGAAGAAGCCAAGAAGCTGAAAGAGGCTAACGAAATTTGTAAAAAACCGACGAAACAAGTTCTTGCATTTCTTGAGAAGCATGGGTATAGTGGCGCTGCTGTAAGTAACGCTACTAAACGAAAGGAACTTGTAACGAAAATTGTGAAGGGAGAGAAATGAGTAACGTAGAGTGGACAACACTTGCTGTAAAGCTGGATGAAGCCGGAATGAGCTGGCGGGACATCGCTGACATGCTTAAGAAACCTAAGAGCACCGTTAGCGACTATCTACGTAAGTATCACGAGGTGAAGACAGTAGCTAAGGCAGATGAGCGCTATCCAGAGGCATATCCAAACAAGATTGAAAAGGTGTGGGACACTTCCCGTATCCTATTCATCTCGGATTTGCACATTCCTTTCCATCACGACAAAGCATTCGTGTTCTTGGAAGGGCTTAAGAAGCGCTACGATCCTACGCTTGTGGTGAACGTAGGCGATGAGCTGGACAAGCATGCGGAGAGCTATCACGAGCATGATCCAGATTTGCATAGCGCTGGTGACGAGCTGGAAAAGAGTCTGCCGTACATCAAGGAACTTGAGAAGATGTTCCCAGAGATGGAGCTGGTAGAATCGAACCACGGATCGCTGCATCTGCGTAAAGCTAAGTCTGGAGGATTGAGCCGTCGTTACATCCGTTCCTACAACGAGATTCTTGAAGTGGGATCAGGATGGACTTGGCATCATGAACTTGTGCTGGATCAGAGCGACTGGGACAAACCGGACATTTATGTCCATCACGGTAAGACCAAGCGTGCAATCATGACTAGCAAAGCTATGTCGATGTCTCACGTATGCGGCCACTACCATGAATCGTTCGGTATCGAATACTGGGCCAACCCGAAAGGTTTGTACTTCGGTATGAACATCGGTTGCCTGATTAACGACAAGCGACTAGCATTCGCGTACAACAAGATCAACCCTCATCGTCCAATCATCGGCACCGGGTTGATTATCGAAGGTGTACCAGTGCTGGAAGCAATGCCGCTGTAAGTAGTACAACCAACTTAAGGAGAACACAATGAGCGCATATGACGTAAGAGAACTTCACGAAGAAGTAGACGAAATCATCTTCGCAGAGAAATCAGAAGGCGGGAAATTTGTCGCATATAAAGTCACAAATGCGATGAGGGGCGTATCTATCGTTGATGGCGTTAATGCTTTTGTGCTTGTAAGGAACAAAGAGCATGCTGACAATCTTCGTAAAGCTCTAGATAAAGCCGAACACCTAGGCTGGCTGAAATGAGTGACATCACCTTTCTAGAAGTTCCTGTTTGGGACACTGGACTGGTGCTGGTGTTGCTGTCGAATGGCATGCTAACAGTGGAACGAAGTGTTACCTTTGTTCCTCTGTACGACCTAGCCCCTAACAAACACGGAGTGGACGGACTGTTCGACTTGGACAGCTTCCGCTTAACAGATCACTATTCTGGTATGCAATGTGAACTGGACTACGGAACGATGTATGCATACCAAGCTGTGCCATTGCTTAAAGCGTGGCTGATTCAACAAAAACTGGAAATTAAGGAGTAAATATGAGCATTGCAGAAAAATTTAACGAACTGGTGTACGAATGCCACGAAGCCTCTTACAACGCTGGCTGGTGGAATCATAGCGCAACTGGTCTTGACCTGAAGCGTGTAGTACTGGCTCCCGCTACTCCCTTTGAACAACTGCTTGCTGGTGCTCTGGTAGCACAGAAGCTTTGCCTGTCCCACAGCGAAATCAGCGAAGGCATGGAAGGTCATCGCAAAGGTCTGATGGATGACAAGCTGCCTCATCGCTCCATGCTGGAAGTCGAGCTGGCTGATTGCGTTATCCGTCTTGCTGACCTTGCCGGTGCGCTGGGTCTTGATCTGGGCGGTGCAATCGAAGAAAAGCTGGCATACAACCGTATTCGTCCTGACCACAAGAAGGAAGCACGTGAAGCAGCAGGCGGTAAATCCTACTAAGGAGGTGGCATGAAGACTATTTCTGTGACGGACTTGAAGCGTATCCCTGAACTGTCACATCTGCGAATGATTGACTTCATTGATCCTCGCAATGATCGACTGGTAGCTCCATACCTTAAGGTGCTGGGCTTTGATCTGGACTACCCTATCGAGTATATGGCACGTCAGCATCGTAATCTGGCTGGTGAAGTTGTCATCGCTTACATGATCGCTGGCGAAGTGGAATGTAACGAACGCTTCCTATCCGGCCCATTTGCGACTGCTGAAGATCGCATCATTGCTGCTGGCTACAAAGACCTTGGCTTGGCTAAACAGATGTCAAGCGCTTTGTCAACCAGTAGGAACTACGATGCTGGAGTTGTGGAAGGTTTCTCGCCTGAGCTGACTAATCCAGACGAAGCAGCTATCTTGGAACAATTGCAAGTGTTGGATAATTTGCTAGAGCAAGTACGTCCTAATCGATACAAGGAAGATGGTAGTTTGAAAACTATTGTTGAGTATCACACTCCAGAGCCGGAAGTCGTACCTAAGAAGGAACGTAAGAAGCGCTCCGTTGCAATTTAACGACAGTTATGGTATAATATCTGTCCGATTAACTGACAGGGCTTCGGCCCTGTTTTATTTCCTAGGAGTATGATGCAAAAAGCAAGAATTATGACTCCTACTGACTCTTATGTCACAGTCTACCCGGAGTTTATCAAGCTGGCTGATACCCAGTTTGAGGATTGCCGCTGGACTCACAAAGAGATTGCGGTAGAGAAGGATAAGCAAGACATGATGGTGAACGTGAACGATGCTGCACGTCATGCCATCACAACCGGCCTGAAACTGTTCACTCGTTATGAGATGTTCGCCGGTATCGAATATTGGAATGGGAGAGTGCTAAAAGCCTTCCCACGTCCTGAAGTACAACGTATGGCTACCGTCTTCGGTGCATTTGAGCTGCAAGTACACGCTCCGTTCTACAACAAGCTGAACGAAGTGTTGGGCCTTGATACAGATGAATTCTACACTTCGTACGTGAACGATCCTGTACTGAACGAACGTGTCAAGTTCTTGGACAAAGCTGTAGATAGTAAAGATGATTTGCTGAGCATCGCTGTGTTCTCCATGATGGAAGGCGCTGTGCTGTTCTCCAACTTCGCACTGTTCAAGAGCTTCCAAAGCAACGGCAACAACAAGATCGGTAACACCGTTCGTGGTATCGACCAATCCGTAGTTGATGAAGGTCTGCATCAGATTGGTGGTGCTACGCTGTTCCGTCGAGCGATTGAAGAACTTAAAGAGATTATGTCTCCAGAAAACTTCAAGCGTATGTGGAAGAGTCTGTGCAATAAGATTCGTCGCGCTGGCAAGAAGCTGGCTGAACACGAGTTCCGTATCACGGACATGCTGATGTCAAAGGGCGACATTGGTACTGGCATTACTGCCGAGAGCATGAAGCAATTCGTCATGAGCCGTATCAACATCTGCTTAAACGATCTGGGCGTACCTGTGTTGTACACCAAGAAGCAAATTGGAGCCAATCCGATTGCTGGATGGTTCTACGGTGGTGTTCAGAAGTTCCAGATGAATGACTTCTTCGTAGGCAAAGGACGCGAGTACACAACAACATGGAATGAACGAGCCTTCACATGGTTCGTAGAGGATAAGAAACCGGAGACAACTAATGAGCAAGTATGAACAACTGAGTGAAGCACGTAAGAAAGGTCAAGCAGAAGGCACTGTCCCTGAGTGGATGCCTACGGCTGGCTATCAGATGTTCATGGAACGGTATCTGTACGAAGCAGAGAATCCACGCGAACAGTTCATCCGTATTGCTCAAACTGCTGCTAAGCATGCTCCAGACGCATATTTGCCGCATGATGACATTGCAGCCGATGTTGCAGCAGGCAATATGATGCTTTCACCGAAGTCATACTGGACTGATAAGTTCTTCGAAATCCTGTGGAAGGGCTGGATGGCTTGCTCTACTCCAGTGTTGGCGAACATGGGTACAGATCGTGGCCTTCCTGTGTCGTGTGCTGGATCGGAGATGGACAACTCTATCTTCGGCTTCTACGATAACCTGAAGGAAATGGCTCTGCTGTCTAAGCATGGCTTCGGTACGGCTACTGACCTGTCACCTGTCCAACCTCGTGGCTCTCGTATGCGTACTGGTGGCAAGGCTAACGGTGTGATGCCTGTAATTGAAGACCACATCATCATGTCTCGTAAAGTAAGTCAGGGCAGTGCTCGACGTGGTGCATGGGCCGCTTACCTTAATGTGATGCATGGAGACTTCTGGGAAGTGATTGACTACCTTGAACGCCACGATGATGACTTCAACATCGGCTGGATCGTTCACGATGACTTCATTGCCAAGCTAAACAAAGGTAATGTAGAAGCACACAAGCGTTTCCAACGCATGATGCGTGTGAAGATGCAAACTGGTAAGGGTTACTTCTTCTTCATCGACAAGGTGAATCGTAACCGTCCACAGATGTACAAAGACTTGGGCCTGATGGTCAAGGCTTCTCAGCTCTGCACGGAAATCTTCCTGCACAGCGATGCCACCAAGTACACCTACACCTGTGTGCTAGCTTGGATGAACGCTTCGAAGTACGACGAGTACAAAGACACTGATGCTGTTCAAGTAGCCACTGTGTTCCTTGATTGCGTTGTGTCAGAGTTCCTTGAACGTGCCCGTAAGATTCCGGGACTTGAAAAGGCTGTAGCGTCTACTGAAGCTGGTAGGGCAATCGGTCTTGGTGCTGGTGGTCTTCACACCTATATGCAAGAACACATGATGCCTGTAGACTCGTTGGACGCTTACATGTTCAACGCAGAGTTCTTCAAGCATCTGAATGCTGAATCGCTGAAGGCTTCTCAATGGCTTGCAAAAGAACTCGGTGAACCTGAGTGGTGCAAAGGCTATGGTGTACGCTTTACACACCGTATGGCTGTAGCTCCTACCAAGTCCACTGCATTGATTTACGGTGGCATTTCGGAAGGTCGTGGACTTGACACTGCGATGAGCTTTACGCAGAAGACATCTGCCGGTGAAGTAGATCGTGTGAACCCTCCACTGCTTGCTCTGATTAAGCGCAAAGGATTGAACGTTGAGAAGTGCATCAAGGACGTGGTTGAAGGCTACGGATCGGTGCAGCACGTAGACTGGCTGAATGACGAAGAGAAGCTTGTCTTCCGTACTGGCTTTGAATACGATCAACGTGTTGTGCTTCGTCTTGCTATCGCTGCTCAGAAAGAGATTGACCAAGGCCAGAGCATCAACGTGTACATTGCCAAGGGCACTACCGAACAAGAGATTGCTGATCTTCACAAGTTCGCATTCGAACAAGAGATGATTCACAGCTTGTACTACATCTACTCCAGCCGTGCAGTTATCTCGGCAAAGAGTGAGTGTGTAGCTTGCCAATGATATGCAAGTGTACGTTGTGGAGTTTGAGAAGCATCCCGGCTTGTTCAAGATTGGACTGAGCAAAGATGTGAAGCAAAGGCTTCCGCAACTCAAAGTCTCCCACGGTGAACCACTGAACATGAAACGGTGGACTGTGGGAGCTAGGTACAGGATAATTGAGAGGGCTTTGCATAAAGCCTTTTCGTCCTACCGTAAGCCTGTACCCGGAGAGGGAGGCACAGAATTTTTTGATGTGGTCGTAAGACCGAACGTAGAAAGGATATTGGACGATGAAGTTGACTGTGTATAGTATGGAAGGTTGTGCTGCTTGTGTATCGGCTGCTAACCTGTTGAAGGCCAAGGGCATTGATTTCGAAGTAGTGAAGATTGACGAGAACCCGGAAGCATGGGAGTTCTTGAAGAAGGAAGGCCATCGGGCTATGCCTCAGATTTACGAAGGTGACAAGCTGTTTGTAGTTGGTGGCTTCCAAGGGCTGCTGAAGCACTTCAAATAATTGTTGACAACGTAAGAAAGGCTATGTAAGATGTAGTCTTTCTTATCTAAGCCAAGGAGAACAAATGAATACTCAAAACGCAAAAGTAGGTGACATCATCCGCTACGTAGGCAATCTTCGTGACTTGTCAAACGGAGGGCTGTACTATGTCCATGCCACGGAGCAACGTGACTCTGACACTCTCGCAGTTTTCATTGATGAGAATGGGCGTCGTCGTGCACTGTGGACTCCCGACAAATACGAAGTAGTAGGTAAATTGGCCAATACATCAGAAGTATCGCTTCCTCTCGTGTTGGATTTGCTTGGTAAAGAGTTGAATGAAGGCGATACCATTGTTTACCCTGTAAGCATTGATTGCATGGAAATTCTCCGCATCGAGAGCATGAACCGTGCTACAATGACCGCTGTATGTACCTATGTAGGTAACGCTATTTCTGGCACTATAACCGTCGGTTGTCTGGAAAATCGTGCGGTAAAAATCGAGCAATAATCAAGGGCTGGAGGGAGGCAAAGCCTTTCTCTGGCCTTTTCTTTTGGAGGACACTGAATGAAGTTCTTTTGCATGCTAGGAGTGCATGATTGGGAATATGGGCCTGTGTATATGGGAACTCCCAACGGCTACGCAGCTAAGTACTATGTACAAAACAAAGTTTGCCAGTGCTGCAACAAAACAGAAGTCGTATTTTCCGCAGGAGGCTCAATGTGAATATCGGATTTGACTACGATGATACGTTCACTCGTGATCCTGCTGGATGGTCGCAGATTATCAATTTCCTTACCAAGCGAGGGCACAAAGTGTACATCGTTACATGGCGCACCACAGCAGAGTGCATGCGTGTCCACGCAGAGATGCAGTATTGGAAAGTAGATATCGAAGGTATCTTTGCAACGCATAGGACAGCTAAAGAGCCTTACATGAACCAGCGTGGTATCATCATTGACGTTTGGGTTGATGACAATCCTCGTGCGGTAATTAAAGACATGGAGAAGTTGTAATGAACAAGATTGATTCGTTTAGCGGAGGCTATCGCTTCCTGTCTAACTTCTGGTACAACCCAGATGGCTATACCAATGAGCATCGCTTCCAAGCAGCTAAGGCTAAACATAAGGAACACTACGACTGGATTATGGAATCCAAGTCTCCCGGTGAGGCCAAACGTCGTGGTCGGCAAGTGCCAATGCGTGAAGACTGGAATGACATTCGCATCGGCGTTATGCTGGAACTTACTACTGAAAAGTTTAAAGACCCAGCGCTACGTGCTCAGTTGCTTGCTACTGGGGATGCTGAACTCATCGAAGGCAATACATGGGGTGATCGGTTCTGGGGCGTCTGCGACGGTGAAGGTCAGAACTGGCTTGGCCAATGCCTGATGAACGTCCGTGAGGGCATTCGAAATGTGCAAGGTAGTTAACAAACGCTACCAAGCATATGATGTCTACATAGGAAGGGGAAGCCCTCTTGGTAATCCTTTTCCTATTGACGAGAACACAGGACAAACACGAAGCGTCGTTATCGAGAAGTACAGACGATGGTTGTGGGAAGAGATGAAGGCTGGTAGAATAACTAAGGAGTACTTGCTATCGTTGGACGGGAAGGCTCTTGGATGTTTTTGCGCACCTTCACCTTGTCACGGTGATGTTATTGTACAAGCGGTAAATTGGATTAAGGAAAACAAATAATGGATATTTATGCACAAAAAGGAAGTAAGGTACGCTACCTAGGAACTGGGGGATATCAGGGTGAACGTGATCGCATTGAAGCTCTTGGGGTGAAGAAGGGAGACATCCTAACCGTTCGTTACACTAATGTTGACAACTGGCATACGGATGCCTACTTCTTTGAAATCGAAAGAGGCCACAACTCAGTCATGTTTGAGGATGTTGAAAATGACTAAAGAGCAGCATGAACAGGCTCGTAGAGAGCTTGGATGGCCCATTAAAGGGAGAACACGGTGAAGCTAGTAATCGCAGGTAGTCGTTCCATCAAGGACTATCATATAACTCGCCAAGCTTTCCTTGAAAGTGGTCTATGGGATAAGTACAAAAAGAAGCTTGAAATTATTTCTGGGGAAGCAGAAGGCCCAGATAAGCATGGTGAAATCATCGCTGAAAAAGCTGGACTGAAGCTCCACAGGAAGCCCGCTGACTGGGGCAACGTCAAAGCGAAGGGTGCTGTAATTCGTCATAACAGCCGTGGAGCTTACAACGCTCTTGCTGGACACTGGCGTAACGAAGAGATGGCTCACATGGCAGACTGTGCTCTAATCGTCTGGGATGGCAAATCTACTGGCAGCTTGGATATGCTTCATCGGATGATCGCTCTGGAGAAGCGTGCTATCCTGTACCCTCTTCGTATCAGCGCTGATGCTCTGGACTCGCTGCAAGATAAGTGCGAAATTATTTTTCCAAACCAGTTGACAAGCACGTAAGTAGTGCTGCATAATGCTTGTCATTGAACACAACCAAGGAGAATAGAAATGAACTACAAAGAACTCGTCGTAGAACTGAAGGAAGCTAAGTCCCTGATCGACTCCCCTGAGAAATGGACTCAACATAAATTCGGTAGGGATGCTTGGGGGCATGGCCTGAGTACTAATGAGTGGAGCGATACTCCGCCAGCATGCATGTGCTCCGTTGGTGCTATCTACGAAGTAAATCGTCGTAAAGACCCTACTGTGTGCTTGTACAAAGTAAGCTCCACCAGAAGCGACAATGCTGCCAGCTTCCTTACTCGTGTCGCTGGGGAAGTTATTACCCGCTTCAATGATAGCCACTCTCACGCTGAAGTAATGGCTCTCTGGGACAAAGCAATTGCTAAGGCGGAAAAACTGGCAGCAGAAGGAGAAGAAAAATGAAGGTAAGCCAACAACTGAAAGCAGCAAAAGCCATCATTGCCTCTCCTAGCAAGTGGCTTCAAGGGGCGTATGCTAAGGATGCAGATGGCTTTTACATGCGTGGCAACAATACCAATGCAGTTTGCTTCTGCTCGTTGGGAGCTTTGCAAGCTGTGAATCAAACCGACAGTGATGCTCCATCTCAGCCAGCTATCGCCGTTTTGAAGCAGTTCATGGGAGGGGATGTTCCAGAATTCAATGATAGCGCCACTCACGAGCAAGTGTTGGAGGCATTTGATAAAGCTATCGCTGCTGCGGAGGAACAGGAGGCAGCGTGACAATTCATCAAGATTGGCAAGAGTACGCTACGTACTTAGACAGCTTCAAGAAGGAACGTAGCGAACGCTGCCAATGTGACGTAGAATTCGGGACATGTCCCGGCCCAACCAACTGTCCATATTCGGACGTAGAAGGAGAAGATATTGAAAGTAACCCAGAGTCGCAATAAACGTGAAGGTAAGTACATCTCCCGTTGGTGCTATAACCCCGGCATCAAAGGCTTCAACAAGAAGACTAATCAATACACCTACAATATTCGCGCTGGTGCTCACTTTGATCTAGTAAAGGTGAAGCACGCCCAGCTTGGTATTGTTCTGTTACGTAAAGTACGAAAGGAATTCGAATGAGCATCCGTATCGTAGGCTATCCAGAAGCCTTTACCAAAACAACTTTCCCCGGTGGAGAGTCGTGCATCCGTGTCACCATGAACACTCCAATGGAGCCTGACCTGACGCTGGAACTGGCATTCGAAAACAACGGTGATCTATTCGACTTGGCCTTGCTGGCTGACGCACTTCGACGTAAGTTCCCAGAGAAGAAGCTGAAACTCTGGATGGGTTACACTCCTTATGCACGTCAGGATCGCGTATGTAACGAAGGTGAAAGCCTGTCCATTAAAGTTGTGGCAGATTTCATCAACTCGCTGAAGTTCGAAGCTGTGTGTATCATCGACCCTCACTCGGATGTCACTCCTGCGCTGTTTGAACGTGCTATGGTGATCGAACAGAAGTGGCTGTGTACTCGTCCACAGTTGCGTACGAATCCTAGTAACACTATCATCGTAGCTCCTGATGCCGGTGCAGCAAAGAAAGCTCGTGCATTCGCTCAACTCGGTGGCTTCGCTGGGCTGGTACAAGCTGAGAAAGTTCGTGAGCTTTCTACTGGTAACATTCTGGAAACTCGTGTACAATCTGAACACATTGGTGATAAGGACTTCCTCATTGTGGATGACATCTGCGATGGTGGCCGTACCTTCACCGAATTGGCAAAGGTGCTTCGTCCTCTTACCAATGGCAAGATTAAGCTGTTCGTAACACACGGTATCTTCTCGGCGGGTGAAAAAGTATTTGACAACCTGATTGATGAAGTGTACACTGCTAATCCTGTCGGGGCTACTGGACGAGCAGCCGTAGAAAGTGGTATCAAAGTAGTCCGTATCTAACGCTACGTATGTAGCAAACTAACCAAGGAGAATTAAATGAAAAAGCTTTTCGCTCTGTTGCTGGTGGCTGTATCTCTCGTTGCTTGCGGCCCTGATCGTCCACCTGTCCCGGTGATTAACCAAGAAGGCCAACCTGTGGCTCAACAAGCTCAAGGCGGTGGTGATGGCTTTGACACTGGTGACGCCGCTGTAGGCGCTCTGGCCGGTGCTGCTGCTGGTTACATGATGGGCAAGTCGTCCAACAGCCAGCCACAACGCACCGTGATCGTGGACAATCGTAGTCCATACTACGGCCCAAGCTACCGCAACTACGGTAGCCCGTATGGTCGTAAATCTGTGACCACTACTACGACTACTACCAAGCGCAGTGCATTCGGTGGCCGTACCACTACCACCACTCGCAGCGTAACTCGTCGTCGTTAATTAAGGAGAGCAAATGAAAATCAAACCACACCTGATTCTGGATTCGTACAAGCTGGGCCACATCGACCAATACCCTGAAGGTACTCAGTACGTGTACTCCAACCTGACCGCTCGTTCTGCTGCTCACGCTAAGATGGGCAACATGTTCGACAACAAGGTGGTGTTCTTCGGTCTGCAAGGTTTCATTCAAGAATTCCTGATCGAAGCATGGAACGAACACTTCTTCGCTCGTCCTAAAGACGAAGTGATTGTGGAGTACAAGCGCCGTTGTGATAACTTCCTCGGCCCTGATGCTGTTCGTACTGACCACATCGCAGCACTGCATGATCTTGGCTACCTGCCTATCTTCATCAAAGCTCTGCCTGAAGGCTCCCGTGTGAACATCAAGGTTCCGTTCCTGACGATTCGTAACACGCTGCCTCAGTTCTACTGGCTGACGAACTATCTGGAAACCGTGCTGTCGGATGAACTGTGGCAAATGTGTACCGTAGCTACCATTACCTACGAGTACCGTCGAATCCTGAACAAATATGTCGAACTGACTGGCTCGTCCAAAGAGTTCGCTGACTGGCAGATTCATGACTTCTCGATGCGTGGTATGGCTGGCTGGCATGCTTCGGCTAAGGCCGGTGCTGCTCACTTGCTGTCGTCCCGTGGCACTGATACTCTGCCAGCAGTGGATTATTTGGAACAGTACTACGGTGCTGATGTTACGAAGGAACTGGTTGCTGGCTCCGTACCAGCTACGGAACACTCCGTAATGTGCATGGGTGGCATGGGTGAAGCAGAATTGGAAACCTTCCGTCGTCTGATTACCAAGACCTACCCACAAGGTATCGTGTCTATCGTGTCGGATACGTGGGACTTCTGGACTGTCATCACCAAGTACACGGTGGCACTGAAGGAAGAAATCTTGAACCGTAAGGAGAACGCTCTAGGCATGGCTAAAGTTGTGTTCCGTCCTGACTCCGGTGATCCTGTGAAGATCGTTGCTGGTCTGCGTGTGAAGGATATTTCTGATGCACGTTTCAATACAGATGCCGATGGCAAAGTGTTCGTCAACGTTGACGATGTACTTAAACTTGTTGAGAGCTACGATGCGGTACGTATCTTCGGTAAAGTGTTTGAATTCGATGCAGCTCGTGGCTGGGGAATCTTCCTCGGTCGAGAAGTAGCTGACCACGAAGTGAAAGGTGCTGTGGAATGCCTGTGGGATGTGTTCGGTGGTGACATCACTGAGAAGGGCTACAAGACGCTGAACCAGCGTGTGGGCCTGATCTACGGGGATAGCATCACTCTGGAACGTGCAGAACAAATCCTGCAACGCCTGAGGGATAAAGGCTTCTCGGCCGGTAACATCGTGTTCGGTGTAGGCTCGTTCACCTACCAGTACATGACGCGTGACACCTTCGGCATGGCTGTAAAGGCTACGTGGGGTCAAGTGAACGATGAAGCTCGTGACATTCAGAAAGACCCTGCTACTGGCGATGGTATGAAGAAGTCTGCTACCGGCCTGTTGCGTGTTGAAAAAGTGGATGGCAACTACTACCTGTTCGACCGTCAGAATATCGTAGAAGAGATGTACGGTGAACTTAAAGAAGTATTCCTTGACGGTAAGGCATACAACACTCAGAGCTTTGCTCAGATCGTAGAACGTCTGAAGAAAGACTAAGAGGAAGTATGACTCTCGACCGCTTCGGAGAAGAGCTGTACATCGGTGATATTGTGGTGTACGCAGACACAAATGTAAGCGGTGATGGTGTGATTTCGTTGGATGTCTACAACGTGATTGAGCTGATTGATGTAAATACATGCATAGGTCAGCTCATGAACGGAAGGTATGCAGGTAACACTTTCTACCTAACAGAGACAACCAACCGTTGCGCTTACATGTATGAATCCAATCCTGAGCCTGAAGAAGGTGATGAGGATTTGGTAAAACCAATTTTTAACTAAGGAGAAATAACAAATGGCAAAACAATCGAAAAACTACATCGGCTTCGTGAACGATCACTCCGGTTCCATGTCCTCGCTGGCTGTTGCTGCTGCCCGTGACTACAACACGAACATCGCTGCAATCAAGGATGCTGCAACTCGTGAAATGCTGGATACTGTTGTCAGCGTCGTAGGTATCGGTCTGGGTGCAGGCGTTGAACGTCAAGTAGTCGTATCCAATCCTCACGTTCTGAAGCCTATCGCTAGCTGGCCTACTCCGGGTGGCACCCCACTGTACGATGGTATTGGCGACATGATCGACCTGCTGCAATCGCTGCCAGATTCGAATGAGTCTCACGTTTCGTTCCTGATTATGATTACCACTGACGGTCAGGAAGAACACTCCCGGAAATATGATAAGGTAGCCCTGCGTAACAAAATCGAAGCCCTTAACAAGGATGGTCGTTGGACTCTGGTGTTCCGTGTTCCTCGTGGTAAAGGCTACACTGTGACGGGTCTTGGCGTTCCATCTGGTAACATCCAAGAATGGGATACCACGACTAAAGGCATGGAGCAATCCACTGTACTGAATACGCAGGCTGTTGATACCTACTTCGCTACTCGTTCGGCTGGTGGCAAGTCGTCTAACGTGTTCTACACCAACACTGCTTCTGTGAACACTTCGGCTCTGGTGGACATCAGCGCAAAGACTTCGCTGTACGTGGTTGACCAATTCCATAATGGTGCTCAGATTCGTGACTTCATCCTGTCGAAACGCACTGAATACCTGATTGGTGCAGCGTTCTACCAGCTCACCAAAACTGAGCCTAAAGTGGCCCCTTCGAAGCTGATTCTGATCCGCGAGAAGACTACTGGCAAAGTGTACGCTGGCCCTGACGCCCGTAAGATGCTGGGTCTGGATACCGTTAACAACGCTCGTATCCACCCTAACCACGGCAACGGCGAGTACGACATCTTCATCCAGTCGGAGTCGGTGAATCGTAAGCTGGTGGCTGGTACTGGCGTTCTGTACTGGGCCGAGAAAGGTCGTCCTGTAACTCAAGCCGATCTGGAACGCTACGCTGGGCAGAACAAAGCTGCTGCTCCTGCTGTGCCTGTGCTGGCTCAAGCTCCTGCTACTGGCAAACCTACGCCTAGCCCGGTAGCTGCTAAGAAGATCGCTGCCAAGCCTGTCAACTCGACTAAGCCAGTAGCAATCATTCCTAGCGACGGTGGCCGTGTGCGTTACCACATTGCTCCGGCAAACGCTGCGTTCTACGCCACTCGTGACATGGCCCGTGCTCAAGCACTGGTGCAAGGCAAGAAGTCGTATGATGCAGGCCCAACCGCTGGTAAAGGCTTCCGCTTCTACGTAGCATAATTCGCTTGACAACGTTGATAGGTAGTGTACAATAGCTGCCTATCAACATTGAGAGGATGAGATGATTAAATTAACATTGGTAAGCATTAGGCGTGGTACGGTACGTAAGAGTTTCTTCTTACCTTGTCTGTACCGTGATGGAAAGGCAATCATCTCTCTTGAACAGTATGGAGAGGTAATCCGCAAGTCAGGATTTCCTGATGGAACACAGATTAGTTTTTGTACCTAGGAGGAACAATGATCGAGACTAAAGAAGCAATTGCAAACTGGGGTTGGGATGCTTATGACCAAATCCTGTATGAACTGGACGGAGCTGAAATACTGTTCGCAGAATATCGCTACGAATTCTATGAAGGTAACGCTCTGGTTGTATGGCTGAAAGATGGCAAACTGTATGAAGCTCATGGAAGCCATTGCTCCTGCTACGGTCTGGAAGGTCAGTGGAGCGCTGAAGAAACTTGTATTGAGGCTTTGGAGCTGCGTTCGTACATGACCCAAGAAGGCTTGCAACGAATTCGTGAGGCCGTAAATGGCTAAGAAGTGCAGTGATAACTGCCCCTACTGTGTCAAGATGGGCAACGTAAAGAAACTAAAGAAGGAGAGCAAGTAACATGACATTGAAGATCGAAACCGGCGACGTGTTCAACGAGCTGTATTTCAAAGCAGAGAAGGGTGAGCCTGTCATCTTCGTCCACGGCTGCAATGCTAGAGGTGTGATGGGAAGTGGCGTAGCAGCTCTCGTCAAGAAGCTCTATCCGTTTGCCTACGATGCGTACAAGAAGGAGTACAACGACTACGGTTTCGACCTTGGCTTTGCTCAGTTCTGCGACGACACATCTACGTCTGTCACTGTGGTGAATGCCATCACCCAAAAGAACTTCGGGAAAGATGGCAAGCTGTACGTAGATTACGACGCTGTAATCAAAGCTCTTGAGCTGGTAGCTAGCGTAGCTAAGACTCGCAACCATCCTGTCTACCTGCCTATGATTGGCGGTGGCCTTGGTGGTGGAGATGTAAAACGACTCACAGCGATTTTCCAAGCTGTGTTCCACGATGTAGATGCAACCCTGTACTTGAAGGAGGATTAAATGTTTCAAATTGTCGTGTTCGGAATCTTGGTAGCTGCTATTGGTGGCTACATTGCAAACATCGTCAAACTGATTGGCCTGATTGGGCATGATTTCGGTCTGTTGGCAGTGCTGCGTATTGTCGGTGTTCTCACCGGCCCATTCGGTAGCATCATGGGCTTCATCCCTAACTGAAAATTTATCAACTTAAACCTTAAGGAGAACACAATGACCACTCAACGTAACGAACCATCTTTCATCGGCAACCTGTTCTGTTCCAAGCCTACCAGCGTCGATGCTGTGATGGATACCTTCCACAAGGCTATCGCTGATCTGGAAGCAGTTGAATCTCACTGCCGTAGTGCAGCAGCAGAGCACGCTCAGGCAATCAAAGAACGTGAAGCTCGTATGGCTGCTGCCGTAGTCGAAGCAGACCGTGCATCTACCATCGCTGGTAAGA